TTATGATTTCCTCTCGTTCGGAGTCTCATCGGGACGCTCCTCGGCCGCGGAGCCGAAAGACCGCACGAAGTTTATGAGATCGGTGAGGTCGGCTTCGTCCTGGAACACGCCGTCCGGACCGTCCGCGTCGACCACGGTGAAGGGGTCGTCATAGAGCCGTTCGACCTCGATCGTGCCGTGCCGTGCGATGTGGTTCTGCAGCAGCGCGAGGAAGCGCGTCTGCTTTGCGCTAAGTTTCGGGTGCCTCTGAGCGAAGGCGGTGAACTTCTCACGCACTGCCTCGGGGTCCATTCCCACGATCATTCGTACTGCGAGGTAGAGCGGACCGGCGATCTCGCTGAAGAACTCCTCGAGATGCTCGCGACGCACGTCCGGGCGCTGGGTCAGGATGAGCGAAACCAGCGAGTCGATTTCGAGGTCGGACACTGCTTCGCCCGCACGGATCTTCTTCAGAACCGGACTGGTCTCGAAGTGCTTCTTGAGCTCTGCCTCGACGATTTGCTGATAAGCCTTCATGTCGACGGACTTCAGGCTCGCGGATCGCCGGGCGAACTGCATCTGCGCTGCATCCTCGGTGATGTCGACCACCTTTGGAGGCGCGCCCTGCGAGCCGCCCTTGGCCCTGTGATGCATGATGTCGCGAAGTTGGAGGCGCGCGTCTTCCAAATCGGCGACGGTGACGTCCGTCCAGAACGCATCGGACTTCACGCGCTTGATGACCTCCGCCTTCTCGCGCACCGGGTTCAGGTGCATCAGAAGGGAGGCGAGCCTGTCCATCAGCTCGATCTTCAGGTCGGCGATTTCGCCCGAGCGCCGCAGCGCGGCGATCTGCATGCGAGCAATGAGGAGGTCGAGCGCAAGGGCATCACCGAAGCCACGAATATTCCGCCACTGCATAAGCGGTGCGATCTCCTGGCGCAGCCGGGCAACGGTGGCCGGGGTGAAGGCCTTCAGCACTTCAGGGCGCGATAGGGCGCGCTTTGCCTTCCATTTCTCTCGGACCGCGATGGACTCCTCGGGCAGCGCGTTGATGTCCTGCGCCACGAGTTCGATGACTACGTCGAAGGCTGCGATCTCGCTTTTCTGGAGCGAGGTCTCGGCAAGGCTCAGGCGCTCCTCGAACACAAGTTGGGCGAGCGGCTTGCCCTGCACGGGTTCCGCCGGTCGGTAGCCCATCTCAAAGCGGGCAAAGTTGCCCCAATGATCGAAGATGCGGAAGATGGTCTTATCTTGGCCAGGACCAAAGAGATCCGGACAGAGGCGCGTGCCACGCCCGATCATCTGCCAGAACTTCACTGGTGATTTCACGGGCTTCGCGAAAACGAGATTCACGATCTCCGGAACGTCAATGCCGGTGTCGAGCATGTCGACCGAGATTGCAATCGTGAGGTCGTTGTTGTTACCGTCACCCTTGAAGTCGTCGATGAGCTGCTCGGCCCGAGGGTCATAGTTGTCTATGACCTGACAGAATTTGCCAGCATACTGTGGGTACATTTCATCAAAGAGCTGGCGCACCAGCATCGCGTGCTGGTGGTTGCGCGCGAAAATGATACTCTTGCCAACGAGTTGTCCCGTCGCGTCCTTGATTCCGTTTTCCATGAGATTTCGGAGAATCGCGCGGTTCGTGTCCTTGTTGTAAATGACTTTGTCGATCTGCTCCGACGAGAAATCGTATTGCGCCGGGTCCTCTCCCTGGTCTTCGAGTTCCTGGATCTGCTGAGGTGAGAGGCCGTCGAGGGCAATACCGTCCCGCAGGAACTGAGTGGTATGTTCATAGACCTCGAACGGGGTCAGGTAGCCTTCCTCAACTGCCTGCTCGAGATCGTAATTTGATGTCGGCAGCTGCCCTTCGCATCCGAAGAGGCGGAAGGTGTTGCGTGTAACGAAATCGACCGGTGTCGCGGTGAGGCCGACCTGGTGACAGTCAAAATATTGAAAGATGTCGCCGTAAACGTTGTAGATGCTCCGATGCGACTCGTCGGCGATGATAAGATCAAAGAAGCCGGGGTCAAACGACTGAAAGACTTTTTGCATCGCCGGATACGTAGCGAGGAAAACCCGCTCGCTGGCATTCGCCTTCATCCGCGACGTGATGATCCGCGTAGGCTCCGACAAAAAATCATTGAATGCGTTCTTAGCCTGCTTCCGAAGCTCTTTTCGGTCGCAAAGGAAGAGAACCCGCTTCACCCATCCTGCTCTGATGAGCAGCTCTGTAAGCGCGATCGCAACTCGGGTCTTCCCGGTCCCGGTGGCCTGAACCACAAGGGCCCTGCGATGCTTCTGGGTGAACCGCTCCGATACCCGCTTGATTGCCTCGAGCTGGTATAGGCGATCAACGATCTGATTACTGATCTCGACTGTGTCAAGAGGCTTCTTCTGATGGCGCTGGTAGTTGGCCAGGTGCTGGAGGCTGTCCTTCGAATAGAAGCCGTAGAGCTTGCGTGGCGGAAAACCCTGAGAGTCGTCCCAGAGCCAAGTATCGAACCCGTTAGTGTAGAATATTACCGGCCGATGACCGAACCGCCTCTCCAAGCTATCGGCGTAGAGTTTGGCTTGATGGCGTCCGAGTTCTGCGTCGACGGACGTCTTTTTCGCCTCGACCACGGCAAGAGGATTTCCGTTGTCATCCCAGAGCACATAGTCGGCGTAGCCGATGCTGGAAGGCGTAGGCTGGCCATCAACCTCGACTTCCTTGCCGACCTGCGTCGTGCTTTTGACGCCTTCTGCGATATCCCAGCCGGCGCTCGCGAGCATGCTGTCAATGAGGCGAGTTCGGGTCTCCGCCTCGCTAAAGTTGAGCTGGTCGGCTGCAGCCTGCGCCGAGCTTGCAAGCTGCTTCAGTTCAGACGCTTCCCTCTGTGCAGAAGATGCTTTCGAGCGCGCTTCCTCAAGCTCTGAAAGCAACGCGTCCATCTGCGCTTCTTGGGCAGCGAGCTTTTCAAGAACTTGACGGCGTTCACGCTCCTCTGCCTGACCCGGCGTGGCCGGCTGCTGAAATGCGGGCAGCTGGTCCGCTTTCGCTTGGCCGTATCGAACACACATCCAGCGGGCGAGATCGTGGGCTTCCTTTAGAAGCCAGAGCGCGTGTTGCGGTCGAACGGGCTCACCATGGGCAGCCTTGTTGCCGTGCATGCGCAGAGCATGCAGCTTGTCGAGCACAACCTTCGGCGTGATCGCAACGAACGCGTCGTTCTTCAAGAGATCGACGAATGTCGGCTGATCCTGCTTCGGAAGTCGCAGCGCCTGATAGATGTCCTTCGTCAGATTCTCCGCGAATAGCCGGAGCTTGACGAGCGCGCTCGCCGGGTCCGCGTGCGCATAGGACTCCGCAAAACCGCCAAGGCCTGCGAGTTCGGGCCAACCTTCACGCAGGATCTCAAAGTTGACCGATCTCATGCCATTGCCTCCGCAAGCGCTGCTTCGAAAGCAGCGCGATTGGCGACCACGACAGGGATCTCGTGCGCGTTGTCGAGTTTATCAGCGACATCCAGACGTAGGCGCTTCGTGAAGTAATAAAGAAGCGCCTTGCGCACCAAAATTTCGGCGCGTCCGTTCTTCATCTTGTAATCTTGGGCGATAATCGACTGCTGGGTCTCGCTCAAAGCCGGATTTGGTGTGAGTGCGACCGCAAAATGATTGTGCCAAAGCGCGTCATCCTGGCCCGATGCGCCCGGCAGGCCAGGCTTTCGGGTCTCCATGCATCGCGACAGGATGAAGTCCTTGAACTTGTGGTCGACATGACAGAATGCGCGAACGTGCCAACGCATCCCGTCGTCACCGAGAGCATGGGGCGTGATGCGCCTCCATTCTGGGGAAGGCTTTTGGGCGCTCATCGACTGGTAGAAGATTTCGGTGGATAGGCCCTCCCGCACAGCCTTGAGCACGTCGCGGAGGACCTCAGCATCCACGCGCCTGTGCGGTATCGGCAAGGCATCGTGCTCGGGTGCAGCGGCAAGCCAAGCCTCAGTTGCGCCGGCCGGCCCTCCGTTCGAGGCACGCAGATGCGCGAGATAGACGGATGCATTTGGTTCCACGAAGACCGGTTTGAGCGCGTCCGCGGCTCGGTAACGCTTTGCGCTCTTGTCATAAATCAGGTTTCCCGGTGCCTTCTCCTCGTAGAGCGTCAGGTCCTTGGATGCCTGCGGCACAGAGACTCCGAATTGGTCGACGATGTCGGCACGGTTGATGCCGCCCTCCCAGAAGAGGCGGAATTCAATGAACTCAAGCCGTTTCTCGACACCCCAACGCATGGTACGTCCTCATGGCGCAGACGGGAGCCCTGCAGGTAGACAGCAGCACAGCACCTCATCCGACGTGTTTCGCGATGGATCGATAAACTATACTAGTCGGCGCGGTCAATCGATTTTTGCGTGATGCCCTGCTGGAAGAGCTTCAGCGGCGGCACCTGCCAAAAACCGGCGACGCTGCTCACTCCAGCGCGCGGGAAACGGCGCTATCAGCCCCGGCAACGTCATTCCCTGCGGCTGTCGCCCATCCAGGATCGCCTCGACGATGTCCGGCACCAGCAGTGTCAGCCGCAGCACCCGCGAGACGTAGGAGGAGTTGATCTTCTCCGCCTCGGCGAGCTCATTGATGGTGGCGAACCGCCCAGTCTCCAGCATCCGCCGCCACCGGAAGGCGCGTGCGACCGCCTTGATGAGCGTGACGTCCTGCCGGCGCTCCAGCGCCAGCGCGCCTGGCGTGACCATCGCCTTCCGCCCGCCGCGTGGCTTCACCCGAAGCGGGATGACCACTGTGAGGGTCTGCGCCGCCTCGCTCACGCCGCGGCCCTCCCGGCCTCGGGCGCCCGTGCGGCGAGGTCGCGGACCAGGCTGCCGAGCCCGTTCAGCCGCAGCCGCACCGCAGCCCCGCCCGCTCGGACGTCGACCCGGTCCACCAGCAGTCGCACGATGCGCGCCCGCTCGGCGGGGAAGAGCTCATCCCACAGCGGTTCGATCCGTTCCAGTGCCAGCAGGACCTCCTGCTCGGTGACGTCCGGCGCCGCCGCGCGCGCTGCCCGCCAGGTGCCGACCACCATCTCGGGCTGGCGCAGCAGCGCACCGACCTGGGCGACGACCGCCGCCTCGATCTCGCCGGCAGGCACGCGCGGGATCGCCGGCCGCTCCGTCGCGTCGCCCTTCAGCACGGCCTGGCTGACTTAGTAGCGGTACATCTGCCCGCCCCGCCCGCGGCTGTGGCTCGGCGACATGGCGCGGCCGTAGCTGTCGAAGATCAGCCCGCGCAGCAGCGGCGCGGTGGTGTTCCGTGTCCGGTTGACCCGCACTCGCGGGCTGACCTGTAGGACGGCGTGCACCGCGTCCCACTGCGTCTGCGCGACGATGGCATCGTGCTCGCCGGGATAGGCTGTGCCCTTGTGCACCGCCTCGCCGAGATACACGCGGTTGCTGAGGATGCGGTAGACGTCGCTCTTCGTGAGCGGGCGGCCCCGCTTCGTGGCGGCACCCTCGTCGCGCAGCACTCCCACCAGCTTGGTGCAGGACTCCAACTCGACGAAGCCCTGGAAGATCCGCTGCACCAGAGCGGCCTCGGCGTCGTTCACCACCAGCTTGCGCTCGCGCACGTCGTAGCCGAGCGGCACATACCCGCCCATCCACATGCCCCGCTTGCGCGACGCGGCCACCTTGTCGCGGATTCGTTCGCCAATGACCTCACGCTCGAACTGCGCGAAGCTCAGCAGGATATTCAGCGTCAGCCGCCCCATGCTGGTGGTGGTATTGAAGCTCTGTGTCACCGACACGAACGTCACACTGTTTGCGTCGAACACCTCGACCAGCTTGGTGAAGTCCACCAGCGACCGGCTGAGGCGGTCGATCTTGTAGACGACCACCACGTCGACCAGCCCCTCCTGGATGTCGGCGACTAGGCGCTTGAGGGCGGGGCGTTCGAGGGTGCCGCCGGAGATGCCGCCATCGTCGTATTGGTCGCGCACCAGCACCCAGCCCTCGGCGCGCTGGCTGGCGATGAAGGCCTCGCAGGCCTCGCGCTGGGCGTCGAGGGAGTTGAACTCCATGTCGAGCCCTTCCTCGCTCGACTTCCGAGTGTAGACGGCGCAGCGGAGCTTCCGAACGGCGGCCGGCATCACGCCGGTGGGCTTCGCGTCGCGCTTCATGCGACGCGCCGGCTCGGGCGCAGCCCGAAGAACACGCGCCCGTTCCATCGCGTGCCGGTGATGGCGCGCGCGATGGCGGACAGCGATTGGTAGGGGCGGCCCTGGTACTCGAAGCCGGCCCGCGTCACGGTCACGACGTGCTCAACACCCTGGTACTCGCGGATCAACTGCGTGCCGGCGATCGGCTTGTCGTCGCCGCGCCTGCGACGGACGGTGACCTTGCCGCCGTCGAGCTGCTCACCGAGCGCCTCGAGACGGGCCAGCGTCTCGGGCTTCAGGCCGCCATAGGCCAGCTCCTGGATCCGGTAGGCGAGCCGGCTCTCCAGGAAGCGCCGATTGTAGGGCGGCGGCTCGGTGCCGAAGAGCTCCCGCCAATGCTGCTTCAGGGCGGGCGTGGCGGCGGTCTTCAGGGCGGCGAGCCGGCCCAGCACGTCGGCGGGCGGGATGGCAGGGGCCGTGAACGCCGGCGGGGTGGCGGGCTTGGGCTTCGTGGTGCGCGTCATGCGTCTCTCCGGGTGGTCCGGTTCGCATGCAGACGCTGGGCGGCCGGGAAGTGTAGCAACCGCTCTCCCCGGTCCGCCGCACCCCGCGCCGCTTCCTCGGCAGCGCGGCTGCGGAGCCGCAGCAGGCCGCGGGCGAGAAGGTCGCAGACCTCGCGTAGGTGAGGCGGGAGGTGGTGATTGGTCGGGGTCGGCAGGGGCATCGCCATCCAACACGCATGGTCCTGCCTGTTATGTACGGATTTGGGGTGGTGCCGTTCTCACGGCACCACGCGAAGCACCCCGATCACGCCGCCTTCCGCTTTGCCTCCGACCCGAAGATGGCCCAGACATCGCGCAGCCGACGCTTCATCGTGCTCTCGTCGGGCACCCTGCCGCCCTTCTCGGCAAACCAGCCCTGCACATGCCGGATCAGGGCGCCGAAGGATTCCGGCACGCCCTCGAAGTAGATCAGACGGCACGCCTCGAGCCGAGCCGCGTCCCAATCATAGATCGCTTGCGAACCACGGGACGTCCCAATCTTCGTACCGATCGTGATGTCATCCAGCGCTTCTTCTGTGGCCGCGTAGCGCGCGAACTCCTCGTGGCGCACGCCGACCTCGTCACGAATGACGGTGTAGCCGCGATCCTCTTCGCTCGTGCTGACCAGGCGCCGATAGAAACCCGACTCGGCCTCCAGCCAGAAAATCGTCTGCGATCCATGCCGCAGAACGAACCACGCATCGTCCGGCTTCAGGTCGACGAGGCCCTGAACACGAAGCCGGTCATCGGGGATCGGCGCGGCATCGCCATCGAGCGCGACCTCGTAGTGTCCGGCCTCCACCAGCAGGCCAGCCACGGCGGTGCAGAGCTGGATCTTCCGCTCAGATACCAGCACCGACATGTCGAGCAGCGACAGCCCAAGCCGCTCGCACACGTCATCGATCTGATAGAAGACCTTCTTCTTCTTCGGCACGTTCGCCATGAAGTCCTCCGTCAGCCCGCGCGCATGCTGCGCAGGCGCCGATAGGCCAGCACGACGCGACCCATATCCTTGCGCATGTCGGGCGGCAGACGCTCCGCCTCGACAAACAGGGCGTCGAGCGGAATGCCGAGGATCGCCGCGGCGCGCTGGACCACCTCATCGCTCGGTGGCCTGTCGAGATTGCGCTCGATCCGTGACCAATAGCCGGGAGAAATCCCCATCCGCTCGGCCAGATCATTGAGCCCGATCGCGAGCTCCGTGCGCCGAGCGCGCACCACATCGCCAAACGCCATCACACGCCTCCTTCCACCAGGCCGTAGCGTGACAGGCGCACGGCGATGAACCGCTCCGACACACCGAAATCGCCGGCCAGCGCCGCCAGCACGCCGGCGAGAACATCGGACGGATTGCCGGCCGCGACGATCGGGCTGGCCGGTCGGCCCTGGTGCGGCCCGCGGCAAAGCCGCAGCCCCTCGCCGCGCGCGTAGGCCAGCAGCCGCGTGTGCAGCGGCACTGGCGGCGCCAGCAGGGCGCCCATGAACTCGTTGGCACGAGCTTCAGCGCCACGACCCTGGCGTTCGAGCGCCCGCGGTGAACTCGCCACCGCGTGATAGCGCTGGTCTCCTCTGGCCAGCGCGGCCGGCACGTCAAACAGCAGATGGCCGAGCTCATGCGCCGCCGTACTCAGCGCCAGGTCGGGGCGATTGGCCGTCATTGGTCCATTGACCGCGATGTAGGCCCAGCCCGGTTCGTGCGCATCGATGTCGCAGAGGCCGAGCACGGTCTGGCCGAACTCATCGCGCAGCGCGCGGCCCAGCTCCCAGGACACGGACAGGCGCTGCCCGTTCACCTCGACCGCGCGACAGGCGTCGATCAGGGCCGGGAGGGTGAGCGCGAGGCTGTCGGGCTCGCGCGGGACCTGGCGCCGGACCTGGGCGGCAACCGCGCGAATGGCTGGGGCAGCTGCGTCCTGGCGCGGGCTGAGCGCCGCGGCTGCGGGATAGGCGATCGCGATGCACATGGGAATTAAAGCCCCGGCTTAGAGATGATTGGGCAACGGCAAGTTCACTGTATGTTCCACTCCGTGGAGGTGTCCAGCGCTCTCGTCGAGAGGGGGTGCGTTGATCGCGGCTATCACGCACCCCCTGGTGCGTAAGTGTTTGATGGGGAGTGCTAACGCATTGAGTAGTTATGGGGTGCGATGATTGGCGGGGGCGTTCAATGCACCCCTGCGCACCCCCTTGCCCTAGCCGCACCCCCGACCGTGGCGCTGATCTCGGCTCATCGCAATCAACCGAGCCGGAAGGGCCGTGGGATGAGAGAGAAACAGCAATCGCAGGCACATCTTCCTGAAAAATGGGATGAACATCAGGTCCGCGCGGCACTGGCGGCGGCTCGCTTCCACGCCGCGCGTTTCGCCCGGCAGCGTCGCCTGGCCCGGGAGGACCGGGAGGACCTGACCCAGGACATCCTGCTGGTCATCCTTGAGGCGGGCCAGCGCTTCGACGTTACGCGGGCGTCCTGGGCCACCTTCGTCGCTGTGCTCGCGCGGCGTGCCGTCATCGATCGCGCGCGGCAGCCATCGCCGCCGGCGTGCGTGTCCCTCGATGGCGAGTTCGCTGCAGACATCCGTAGTTCCCTCGTGGTGCCGCAGGCAGATCCCGACATCGGCATCGCATTCGGGCGCGTCGGCGAGGATCTACCGCCGGCACCGCGAGCGCTGCTGCGGCGGATCATCCTGTACCGTGATGTCGCGGCAGCGCGCGACGCCGGCGCTGCCTCTCCCGCCACCTTCTATCGCGAGCTCCACGACCTGCGCTGCTGGCTGCGCGCGCTCGGTGTCCGCCCTGCGGCAGCAGCATCCGTGCGTGGGACGGCGCCGATGCGATCGGGGCCGTGAGAAGGATTTCGCGCGGATCCGTAATTAACAAAGACAGCACCACGCGTCGAAGGGAGCCCCACACGATGCGCTTCTCATCCCCTGAACTGCTCTCGACCGCACTCATGTCGAGCATCGAGGATCTGCTCGATGTCGTGATGACGGAAAACGGCCTGTGCGATCGCTTTGCCGATGCGTCACCCGGCGATGGCATCGTCTACCACATTGGCCTACTGGCCCGTGATCGCGACAAAGCCGCGTCCGAACTGTCGGCCGAGCGGCGCGAGGATCTCGAAGCCGTCGCGCGGCGCGTCTGGGCGATGGCGGAAGCCGGCCTCGGTCATCTCGTGCAGCGCCGCGTCGCCGAAGGGCGCTGCGCCTATCTGCTGGTCGTCCGGCCAAGGCCGCTCAGCGCGCGGAGCGCTGCTGGCTACGCGCTGGCCGACCTCCTCGGCCGGGAGGCGGCGTGATGGGCAAACCCTCCCGCGATAAGGGATTGCGCCGCGAGCGCGCCATCGTCGAGCTGCACGTCAAGTGCGGCATCCGGGCCGAGCGCGTGCCGCTCTCCGGCGCCCTGCGCTATCGCGGCAACGGCGCCGACGTGGATCTCTACGTCCGCGGACCCGAGCCGCTCAAGGCAGAGGTCAAGGCGCGCGGCGAGGGCAGCGGCTTCCGCACGCTGGAGCGCTGGCTCGGCAGTAACGACGTGCTGTTTCTCATCCGCGATCGCGCGACGCCCCTGGTGGTGGTGCCGTTGCATGTCTGGATGGAGATCATCCGCCTCAGCGCCGCGCAGGCGGACCCAGATGCCGCGCGCGATCGTGCCCACCGCGCGCGCCAGGCCGAGGAAGGCCCGCTGCCGCCGGCCGACGCGATCGCAGAGGTGACGCTGTGAGCCCACGCAGCACCCTCCGCCCGCGCGCCATCGGCGAAGCCCTCCGCAGCCTGGCCAGTGGCGCGCTGCTGGCCGGCGGCTTCATCGCGCTCTGCTGGTTCGCCGGCTTGGTGACCATCCGATGAGCACCACCCCCTCAACCAACAGGTCCACTATGACCAATCGAACGACTCTGGCGCAGCTGCGCGAGATGGACGTTGCGGCGGCGGCTTGCCTGCCCGTCGATCATCTGGCGCTGCTGCTGGGAGAGGTCGGGGCGCTGAAGGCCGACGCCAAGCACCTCTCCGACCTGCTCCACGACGCGCTGCATGCCCGCTACGGCGAATCCGCCGCGGCGGCCCGTCGTGCCGAGGGCAAGGACACCGGCCGTGTCCGCATCGCGGATGACGCCTTCGAGGTCGTCGCCGACCTCCCGAAGAAGGCAGCGTGGGACCAGCCGAAGCTGGCCACGGCCGTCGCCACCATCGTCGCGTGGGGCGAGGACCCCGCGGATTACGTCACCACCGAGATCCGCGTGCCGGAGAGCCGCTTCACGGCCTGGCCGCCGCGCATCCGCGCGGTCTTCGAGCCGGCGCGCACCGTCGCCACCGGCCGTCCCTCCTACACCCTCGAACGGAAGGACGCCGCGTGATGGCGCACGAACTCCGCATCCAGGTCGTCATCCCGCTGCAGGGTGATGCCGTCGCCCGCGCGAAGGACGTCGCCGCCTTCGAGCCGACGCTCGACAGCTTCACCGAAGTCGTCGCGCGCGCCGGCGGCGACATCAAGGTCGACGTCATCAAGGCCAAGCCGCGTGCCGCGAAGCAGGAGGCGCATTGATGGCGATCTCCCTCGCATCCCTGCGGCGCGGTGGCGATGCGCGTCCGCCACGGCTGCTCACCTATGGTGTGGCCGGTGTCGGCAAGACGCTCTTCGCGACCTCCGCGCCGCGGCCTGTTGTCGTTCAGACCGAGGACGGGCTGGGCACGATCAGCGCCTCCACCTTCGGCGTGCTGCGCAGCTTCGACGCGGTGATGGAGGCGCTCGGCAGCCTCTACACCGAGGCGCACGACTTCGAGACGCTGGTGGTGGACAGCCTCGATTGGCTGGAACCGTTGGTCTGGCAGCACACGGCGCAGACGCACAACCAGCCGGACATCGAGTCCTTCGGCTATGGCAAGGGGTACCTCGCCGCGCTTGATACCTGGCGCAGCTTCCTCGACGGCGTGAACGCGCTGCGTGACGAGCGTGGCATGGGCGTGATCCTCATCGCGCACGCCGAGATCAAGCGCTTCGACAGCCCCGAGACGGAACCCTACGACCGGTACCAGCCGAAGCTCCATCGCAGCGCCTCCGCGCTGGTGCAGGAGCATGTCGATGCCGTGCTCTTCGCGAACTATCGCGTCAGCACGCTGAAGTCGGACGTAGGCTTCAACAAGAAGGTGGTCCGCGGCGTGAGCGGCGGCGATCGCCTGCTGCACACCGTCGAGCGGCCGGCCTTCCTCGCAAAGAACCGCTTCGGGCTGCCCGAGACGCTGCCGCTGTCCTGGCCCGAGCTCGCCGCCGGCATCCCCTTCTACGCGACGCCGCGCAGCGCCGCTCCCGCCTCCACCACCGAAGCCCGGAGCTGACCCATGGCATCCCTCAATGGAACCTTCGACGCGACCGAAGTCGCCCCCGCCGTCCCGCTCGAGGTGCTGCCGCCCGGCAAGTACCTCGCGCATCTGATCGAGAGCGAGATGCTGCCGACCAAGGCCGGCGATGGGCAGCTGCTCAAGCTGGTGTTCGAGGTGCTGGAAGGCCCCTCCGCGCGCCGGAAGATCTTCGATCAGCTGAACCTGGTGAACCGCAACGAGCAGACGGTGGAGATCGCGCAGCGCACGCTGTCGGCCATCTGCCACGCGGTCGGCCAGGTGCATGTCAGCGACAGCGAGCAGCTGCACTTCAAGCCGCTGATCGTGACGCTGAAGGTCGAGCCGGCCGGCAACGACAAGTACGGCGTCTATCGCGAGGCGCGGAACAAGGTGAGCGGGTACTCCGCCGCGAATACCGGCGCCGCCACCGGGACGGCCCCGCGCCCGACCAGCCCAGGGTCCCGCCCGGCCGCCGCAGCGCCTCCGCCGGCCGCTCGGACCGGTGCCGCGGCCACCCCGCCCTGGCGCCGCAATGCCTGATCTTCAGCCGGCAGGCGATCTGCCTGCCGGCCTCCCTTCCTCCATCCAGGATCAGGTCATGGCTGCCCTTCCTCCGCCCGCGTCCCCCACCGTCACCGCCATCTACGCGTCCTATGAGGCGGCGGCGGATCGCGGCTATCGCGCGCATCTCGGCGCCTCGCTGATCGGCACCGAATGCGAGCGCGCCATCTGGTATTCCTTCCGCTGGGCCACCCGCGCCCGGCACACCGGCCGGCTGCTGCGGCTGTTCGACACCGGCAATCTGGCCGAGGCTCGCTTTGTCGCCGACCTGCGCCGCATCGGCGTCACCGTCCTGGACCTGGATCCCGCGACGGGGCGCCAGTGGAACCTGCGCGATGCCTCCGGCCACTTCGGCGGCAGCATGGATGCCGTTGTGATCGGACTACCCGAGGCGCCGGGCACCTGGCACGTCTGCGAGTTCAAGACGCACAGCGCCAAGTCCTTCGCCAAGCTGAAGGCCGAGGGCGTCGCCGCCTCCAAGCCGCTGCACTGGGCGCAGATGCAGGCGTACATGCATCTCGCCGGCCTCGATCGGGCCTTCTATCTGGCGGTCGGCAAGGACACGGACGAGCTATACCAGGAGCGCATCCGGCACGATGCCGAGGCCGGGCTGCGCATCCTGGCCAAGGCCGAGCGCATCATCGGCGCCGCGCGGCCGCCGGCCCGCATCAGCCAGGATCCCGCCTGGTGGCAGTGCCGCTTCTGCGACCACCACGCCGTCTGTCATGCCGGCGCGGCGCCGGAGCGGCATTGCCGGTCCTGCCTGCATGCCTCGCCCGCCCAGGGTGGGGACTGGCATTGCGCCCGGCACGCAGCCCCCCTCGACCGGCGCGACCAGGAGGCAGGATGCGCGGCGCATCTCTACCTGCCGGACTTCGTGGCCGCCGAGCAGATCGACGCGGGCGAGGATTGGGTCAGCTATCGGATGCCGGATGGCACTGCATGGCGTGATGGCGTGCCCGCCGCGGCGCGGCCGGACATCGTCTCGCACCTGCCGTGCCGGATCTGCCGCAGCACGATCTATCGGGTCGGACCCGGCAAGGGGCCGCACATCGCCGATCTGATCTGCACCGGCTGCGAGGTGGGCGGGCGCTGGCTCAGCAAGGTAGATGCCGCGGCGATGGGAGTGGCGGCATGACCCTCTCGCTCCGCCCCTATCAGCGCGCCGCCATCGAGGCGCTCTACGACTACTTCTCGGCCAGCAGCGGCAACCCGCTGGTCGTTATGCCGACCGGCACGGGCAAAAGCCTGTGCATCGCCGGCTTTACGCGCGAGGCCATCGCCGCCTACGGCGACACCCGCGTGCTGATCCTCACCCACGTGAAGGAGCTCATCCAGCAGAACTTCATGGCGCTGCTGCGCGCCTGGCCGGAGGCGCCGGCCGGCATCTACTCGGCCGGGCTGTCGCGCCGCGACATTCACGCGCAGATCCTGTTCGCCGGCATCCAGTCGATACACCGCCACGCGCGGCAGGTGCAGCGCTGCGATCTGGTCCTGATCGACGAGGCGCATCTGCTCGGCCGCGGCGATAGCGGCATGTACCGCTCCTTCCTGGCGCAGCTGAACGAGATCAACGCAGGCCTGCTTAAGGTCGTCGGCTTCACGGCGACACCGTATCGCCTCGACAGCGGCATGCTGCATGAGGGGAAGGATCGGCTCTTCACCGACATCGCCTTCCAGGTGCCGGTGCTGGAAATGATCCAGCAGGGTTACCTCTGCCCCGTCGTCCCCAAGCAGACCTCGACGCAGCTCGACGTCGGTGGCGTCGGCACCCGCGGCGGCGAATTCATCGCCAAGGATCTTGAGGCGGCAGTGGACCGCGACGAGGTCACGCGCGCCGCAGTGGCGGAGATCGTCCAGCACGGCGAGGGCCGCGGCTCCTGGCTGGTGTTCTGCTCGGGCGTCGCTCACGCCGGCCATGTCCGAGACGCCATCCGCGAGCATGGCATCTCCGCCGAGACGGTCACCGGCGACACGCCCGGCCCCGAGCGCGACGGCATCCTGGCCGCCTTCAAGGCGGGGCGCCTGCGCTGCGTCACCAACGCGAACGTCCTGACCACCGGCTTCGACGCGCCCGGCACCGATCTCATCGCGCTGCTGCGTCCGACAAAGAGTGTCGGCCTCTACGTCCAGATGGTCGGCCGCGGCACGCGCCTCGCCGAGGGCAAGGACGACTGCCTCGTGCTGGATTTCGCCGGCAACACGGCGCGGCACGGTCCGATCGACACGGTCGACGGCCGGAAGAAGGAACCCGCCGGCGACGGCGAGGCACCGATCAAGGTCTGTCCCGAATGCCAGACCATCAACCATGCCAGCGCGCGGCGCTGCATCGAGTGCGACCACGAGTTCCCACCGCCGGTGGTGAAGGTAGCGCCGCAGGCGGCCTCCAACGCGCTGCTCTCGACGCAGATCCAGCCGTCCTGGTGCGACGTCACCGGGATCACCTATGCGCGCCATGACAAGCCTGGGAAGCCAGCCTCGCTGCGGGTCACCTACGAATGCGGCCTGGCGCGGCACAGCGAGTGGGTCTGCTTCGAGCACACCGGCTTTCCGCGGGACAAGGCGGTGGGCTGGTGGCGGCGGCGTGCCGGCAATCTGCCGCCCCCCGCCACCGTCGATGCGGCGCTGGAGCAGCTGGATCAGCTGCGGCGGCCCATCGCGATCCAGGTGCGGCCGGCGGGCCAGTACACCGAAATCGCCGCCGCGAGGTTCGTGTGAGATGCGCCGCCTGTCGTCTCCGCACCGCCCGCGGCTTTGGCTGGTTCGATCCGCGCGTGCGGACCAGCGAGCCGCTGCCGGCCTGTTCCATGCGCTGCATGAGCGCGCTCTGCCGGAGGTGGGGCGTGGTTGATCCCGACGAGCACGAGATCGCCGCGATCGCGGCGGCTAGCCCCATGGCAGGCGAATACCTGGAGAGCATCGGCAAGAGCGATCTCGCGGTGCTGACCGAGGCCGAGTGGCTGACGCTGCTGGAGGTGATCATCACCGCCTACCAGGACGAGCTCGCTCGCCTGCTGGATCACGGTCGTCATCCGGCGCCCCCGCTCGCTGCGGGTGGCCGGTCATGAGTGGCGTCACCTCGGCCCGAGAGGTCGCGCGCCGGCTCGGCATTTCGCACACCGCGATGCAGAAGGCTGAACGCGCCGGACGGATCGCGCGTGAGCCGAATGGCGCGTGGGACATCGAGAAGGTCCGGGCCGGGCTCGCGACCAAGGGCACCCCTGCGCCGCGCAAGCCCTATGGTCCACGCGCGACGCAGCCGCCCTGGGCGAGGGCTGCGCACCATCTCGGCGAGCTCGCGTCGGACATTCGCGGCCCCGCACGTGGGATCCACGCCGAGCTGGAGCGGGCACGCCAGGCGCTCGAACGCGCCGCCCGCCAGATGGCCGCGCTCTATCCTGAAATTCTGCGCCTGGAGCGCACGTGCGACGCCGCCATTGCCGCTCAGGAAGGAGGCAGCGAGTGACGGATGCCCCCTCCTTTATGGCCGATTACGGCGAGCGCCTGGTCGATAACGGCTATTCGGTCATCCCGATCATGCCGGGCACCAAGGTGCCGGGGCGCTTCACCGGCGGGGAGTGGTCGCCCTATCCCGACTGGGCGCGTCACTGCGACCGGCCGACGAAGTCCTTCGAGGTGGACATCTGGCGCCGCTGGCCCGGCTGCGGCGTCGGCATCGCCACCGGCGCCGTTGTGGGCATCGACATAGATATCGTGGACGGCGCGCTGGCCATCCAGATCGCCGAGCTCGCCACGTCCATGCTTGGCGAGACCCCCTGCCTGCGCATCGGCCGCGCCCCGAAGCGCCTGCTGGTCTATCGCGCCGCCACGCCCTTCGCGGGCCGGAAGCGCCATCCCCTCGAGCTGCTGGCGCGTGGCCAGCAATTCGTCGCCTATGCCGTCCACCCGGACACCGGCCGCCCCTATGAATGGCCGGAGGACAGCCTGGTGGAGCTGTCGCTGTCCCGATTGCCGGTCGTGGACGAGGCCGGCTGCACGGCCTTCCTGGACGCTGCCTGGCAGCTCGTGCCGGACGAGGTAAGGGTCAACTCGATCCTGGCGGACGCGCCCACCAGCACCTGGCGAGGCCCGAGTGACCCGAAGGGCACGCGGGATGCCATCGCGGCGGCACTTGCCTGGCTGCCGAACGACGACCTGCCGGGCAACGAGTGGATTACCGTCGGCGCCGCCATCAAGGCCGCGATCGGCGAGGAGGGCCGCGACCTCTGGCTCGACTGGTCGCGGCGGTCCGGGAAATCAGGGCAGTCCGGTCGATCGGACACCCCCGAGCGGCGCTGGGCCTCGCTGCGGCCGCACAGCGTCGGCGCGGGGAAAATTTACTGGCTGGCCGAGCAGCGCGGCTGGGTGCCGGATCCTGCTCTGACGCTGAACGGCACTGCAGCGGAGCAGGCGGCACAGCCGCATCCCGCGGCCGGCCTGCTGGCGAAGGTCGCGGTGGCGCCGCTGCCGATCGCACCGCCGCCGAAGCCCTATCGCGTCCCGCCCGAGCTGCTGCAGGTGGATGGTGCGCTGCGCATGTTCGTGGACTATGCCACGGCCAGTGCCGTCAGCCCGCAGCCGTTCCTCTCGCTGGGTGCCGCCATCTGCCTGGTCGGCGCCATCGCCGGCCGCCGCTATCGCACCCCCACCGATCTGCGCAGCAACGTCTACGCCATCGGCATCGCCGACAGCGGCGGCGGGAAAGACCATGCCCGGCGCTGCGCGAAACGCGCGATCTACGCCGCAGGCCTGGACCGATACCTTGGCGGCGAGGATCTCGCCTCCTCGGCGGGGCTGCTCACGTCGCTGCAGCGCCATCCCGCCCGCCTGTTCCAGGTGGACGAATTCGGCCAGTTCCTGAAGCTGGTCCTGAACCAGCGCGCACCGGCGCATAAGGCGGCCATCTGGTCGGAGCTGACGAAGCTCTACACCTCAGCGGCTGAGCCCTACATCGGCGCAGAATACGCCGACCAGAAGGCGCGGCCGCGCGTCACCATCGAGCAGCCCTGCGCCTGCATCTGGGGCGTCACCGTCCCGGGCCCGCTGTGGACCGCCCTGGAAGGCGGTGCGCTCGCCGACGGCTCGATCGCGCGCTTCCTGGTCTTCCTGACGGACGACGACTACCCGGAGCGCAATGAGACGCCGGGGCCGATGGATCCGCCGGCGGCGCTGGTGTCCGCCCTTCAGGGGATCGCTCGCGGCGTGCCCGGCCACAGCCATGGCGGGAACATCGCCGATGCCATGGAGTCCTCGGCGCCGATCCACGCCTACACGGTGCCGCTCAGCCCCGACGCGGAGACCGCGATGGCGCGTGTGCGTCGGGAGGCCACCGAGCTCCTGCGGTCGCACCGTGGCACCTACGCCACCGCACTGTTCGGCCGATACGCCGAGAACGCGGCGAAGCTGGCGATGATCGCCGCGGTCAGTCGTGATCCCGCCCGGCCCATCACCCAGGCCCGCGACGTCACCTGGGCCTCGGCGCTGGTCGAGCACTGCATCGGCACACTGCTTCGCGAAGCCGAGCGTCTTGTCGCCGACACGCCGGCGCATTCCCGCATCAAGAAGGTCCTCGAGGTGATCCGCAAGGCCGGCCGGATCAGCCGCAGCGCCTTCGTCCGGAAGACGCAGTTCCTCTCGAAGGCCGAGCGGGAGGACGCCATCGCCACGCTGCTCGACAGCAAGCAGATCGCGATCGAGGTCACGCAGAACGCCTCCGGCCCCGGCACCAGCTGGATCATCGCCACCGAACCACAGGAGGGCTTGAAGAGTGATGCTGCATGATGCGCGCAAACCCGCGGAAAACCGGACTCTTCAACAATTCAACTTTTCACGCGGGCGTATGCAGACGTTCGGGCGGGGGCGCGGGGGAGAGAGACCCATTGAAGAGTTTGAAGAATTGAATAGTCATATTGATCAGATACTTAGGCCTCTCCCACCCCCTCGACTCTTCACCACTCTTCAAGAGCGCGGCCGGGGGAGGCAGGCGTGAGCATGCCTGGCGCGCCCTTGCCGCCCCGCTCGTCCCTCGACCGCGGAAGCCGCAGCGCAACCACTGTGCCCGAGATGGAGATGCTGCGCCGCCGCGTCTGGCTGCAGCAGGGCGTGGTCTCGCTGCACCTCGAGGACATCACCGATCCCTGGCTGCGCCAGGCGATCCAGAACGAAGCCGTGCGCCGTTGGGGCCCGCGGCAGCAGGAGAAGACTCATGGCCGGTAAGCGGAAGGCAAAGGACTCGAAGCGGAACGAGGCCCTCGGGCCGTCGAAGTGGCGGATGCAGCATGGCGGGTTCTCGGAGCCGATCCGTGAGGCCGATCCCGAGACTGGCCTGCCGGTCGTGCACCGTCGCACGGTCGACACCCTCGGCCAGATGCTCGCCAACGGCACTATTACGGAGGAGATGCACGACGCCGGCGCCGTGTTCCGCCGGCAGTTCCGTGTCGCCGCTCTGGATCAGCTGCGTGCCATGCCGCTGATCCGCATTCCTGGCGGCTCCGGTGATTCCCTCACCGATCGCCAGGTTGCTGCCCGGGAGCAGATCGCGCATGCCATGATGGCGCTGGGCGGCTTCGAGAGCGCAGCCGGCTCCTGCGTCTGGCACGTTGTGGGGCGGGAATGCTCCGTGCGGGAATGGGCGCTGCGCCAGGGCTGGGGTGGGCGCAGCGTTGGCCACGCGCAGGCCCAGGGCATGTTGGTGGCGGCGCTCGGTGTCCTGGCCGCGGTCTATGGTCTGGTGCCGGCGCGGCGAGCAGCGTGAGGCGGTCACTCCATGCCGAGCACGAAGGCGACCGCCTCGCCGATCAGCGTGAATGGCAGGGCCGGATGATGGGCGAGGATGGCGTCGTGGACAGCCTTGCTGGTGTCGACCCTGGTGAAGGGATCGGGAGGTCGCCGCGCAGCCCGTGCGGCGGCCAGCGTCGAGACGCTCAGCCATGGCGGAGGAAGGCGGGGTGGCTCGCCATCGGGCATGCGGACGCATATCGCCCCTATGAGAACAATACAAGAACATGATAGAGAGACCGTGCTCACGAAGGAGGACGGTAATGGCCGCACGTCGCCGGGCAGCGACACGCCCTCTCGATGCGGCGCTGGTGCGCCTGCAGACGATGGCGGCGCGTGGGGTCCAGCCGACCCGCATGGCGCGCGAGGTTGAGATCATCGTCGGTGAATGGCTTGGTGAGTCGGATGCCGATCCTGGTGACGTGAGGTCCCGGCTGGACGAACTGCATGAGCAGCTGGCGTCCGGCGTTGTCGATGCCGAGGAGCAGGTGTCCTACGTCGATCCCGATGAGGCAGCCGCGGTGAAGCAGGCTGGCGTCACCTTGGCGGCGCTGGTCGCGACGCGGGATGCGGTCGAGCGCGCACGCAACGCGCTGTAATCCGCACGGCCGGCACAGCCATGCCGCGTTGGTTGCTGACAGGCTGTCTTGGCTTCGCTATGGCACGCGCTCTGCAACGGAGATCTAGTCTGTGTCGAAGAAGTTCCTGACCGACGTCATCGCAAACTCCACCGACTTGTCCGGCGTCGCGGCGACCAAGCTGGCTGGCGACATCATCGAGGCGATCAAGGGCGAGATCGTCGCGAGCGGCCGGTTCACGATCCCCGACTTCGGCGCCTTCGTTGTGCGCGAGACGCCGAAGCGCACGGCGCTGAACCCCCGCACGGGTGAGAAGGTGCCCGTGAAGGCGGGTGCGACGGTGAAGTTCAAGGCGAGCCCGGCCCTGAAGACGGCGGCGCTGGGCGGCCTCAAGAAGGCCAAGCGCAAAGCTGCGAAGGGCTGAGACAGCGACGCGCGGCCGGTCCGCGCTGTTACAATTCACCCGCTGGCGGAGCGGAATCCGCATCTCGTAGACTCTCCCCACGATGATGAATTGCGGGTGCAGCCTGCTGCACCGCGGCTCGCCAGCCACAACGTCGCTCAATCGAGACAGTGGCTCGCGAGCCGCAGGGTCCTTCCTGGGCCCGGCGTATGCGGGGGGCGGAAGCGCGCAACATCGCTAGCGCCTGGCCGGAAATGTGGTTCGCAGTTCGCACCCTTCGGCTCTGATCTCAATTGCTTAGCTGCGAACCATGGCCGCGCCGGTTCGCAGCCTCGGTTCGCGCCCACCCTGATCCTGGATGGCCCGATGACGCTCCCCTGGATGGCAGCGAAGATCCTGCTGCGCCCGGTGGCGGAGCTGCGCGCGCATCCCGGCAACGCGCGCGTGCACGGCGCCGCGCAGATCGAGCAGATCAAGGCCAGCATGCTGGCCTTCGGGTTCACCAATCCGCTGCTGGTGGACGAGGACGGCGTGCTCATCGCCGGTCACGGCCGCCTCGAGGCCGCGGTGGCGCTTGGCATCGAGAAGGTGCCGACCATCGTGCTGCGGCATCTCTCCGCGGCGCAGAAGGAGGCGCTGCGGCTCGCCGACAATCGCATCGCGGAGAACGCGACCTGGGACCAGGCGCTGCTGCGCGATGCGCTCACCGCTGTGCAGGCGGCGCCTGACCTCGACCTTGCGGCGCTCGGCTTCTCGGCCGCGGAGCTCGACGACATCCTCGCGGCGGCTGAAGAGGCCGTGTCCGACGGCGACGCGCCCGAGGACCTGTCGGCACCCGCGGTCCAGAGGGGCGGGGATGGCGCGGCGGAGACGGAGGAGGCGGCGGAGGATGATCCCGCCGATGCCGAGTCGGATCCGCCGCGCCAGGCCGTCACCAGGCTGGGCGACCTCTGGCTTCTCGGCGAGCACCGCCTGCTGTGCGGCGACAGCACGGATGCCGCGTCGGTCGCTCGCGTCATGGGCGCGGACCGTGCAGCGCTGCTCTTCACCAGCCCGCCGTACGGGAACCAGCGCGCCTATACCACTGGCGGCATCTCGGATTGGGATGCGCTGATGCGCGGCGTCATCGCCGCTGCCTCCGGCGCGATGCGCGCCGACGGCCAAGTGCTGGTGAACCTCGGCCTGATCCACCGCGAGGGCGAATGGCAGCCCTACTGGCAGGGGTGGCTCGACTGGATGCGTGCGCAGGGGTGGCGGCGCTTCGGGCTCTACGCCTGGGATCAGGGGCCCGGCCTGCCAGGCGATTGGAATGGACGCCTCGCGCCGGCCTTCGAGCTGGTCTTCCACTTCAACCGCGAGGCCCGCGCGCCGAATAAGATCGTGCCCTGCAAATGGGCCGGCACACCGAACAAGGGCAGCGGCTTGCGCGCCGCCGACGGCGAGGTGAAAGCCTACACCCATATCGGGCTCCCCGTGCAGGAGATGCGGATCCCGGACAGCGTGCTGCGCATCACACGGCACAAGGGCCGGGGCATCGAGACCGAACATCCTGCAGTGTTCCCCGTGGCGCTGCCGGAGCTGCTCCTGCAGACCTACGCAAATCTCGGCGACGCGGTGTTCGAGCCCTTTGCCGGCTCCGGCACCACCATCCTCGCCGGACAGCGCACGGGACGGAAGGTCTGGGCGATTGAGCTCGCGCCGGCCTATGTCGACCTCGCCATCGCGCGCTACCGCATGCTGTTCCCTGAGCTGAACGTCACGCTGGATGGCGACGGCCGAGGTTACGATGCCGTGGCTGCAGAGCGGGCGGAGGCGCTGTCCGATGCAGCTTGAGCTTCAGGTGACGACCGTCCCCGTCGCGGCGCTGGTCCCCTACGCGGAGAACGCGCGGACGCACTCCGAGGAGCAGGTGGCGCAGATCGCCGCCTCGATCGCCGAGTTCGGCTTCGTGAACCCGGTGCTGGTGGATGCCGCCGGCGTGCTGGTTGCGGGCCACGGTCGCGTCATGGCCGCGAAGCGCCTTGGGATGGCGGCGGTGCCGGCGATCCGGCTCGCGCACCTGACCGAGGCGCAGGTGCGGGCGCTGCGGCTGGCCGACAACCAGATCGCGCTGAACTCCGGCTGGGACGAGGCGCTGCTCGCCGCCGAGATCGCGCGCATCCGCGACGAGGCGGTGGTGGACCTCGACGTCCTCGGCTTCTCTGGCATCGAACTCGACCGCCTGCTGGCCGCCGTGGATGCCGGCCTCGAGGACGACGCCGACGACGCGCCCGAGCCCCCGGCCGTGCCGGTCACGCGCGCTGGCGACCTCTGGCGCTGCGGCGAGCACCGCCTGCTGTGCGGCGACGCCACCAAGCTGGCCGACGTGCAGCGCGCTCTCGGCTCCGATCGCCTCGCTGACATGGCCTTCACGGACCCGCCCTACAACGTCGCCTACCAGGGCGGCACCGCGGCGAGGATGACCATCGCCAACGACGCGCTGGGCACCGGCTTCCTCGACTTCATCCGCCCAGCGCTCGCGAACCTGCTCTCGGTATCGAAGGGCGCCTGCTACATCTGCATGTCCTCGTCCGAATGGCCGACGCTGCACCGCGCCTGGCAGGAAGCCGGCGGGAAGTGGTCGAGCACGATCATCTGGGCAAAGAACACCTTCGCGCTCGGTCGCGCCGACTACCACCAGCAGTTCGAGGCGATGCTCTACGGCTGGAAGGCGGGCACGCAGCACTACTGGTGCGGCGCGCGTGACCAGGGGAACGTCTGGCGCTTCGACAAGCCGGCGCGGAACGACCTGCACCCGACGATGAAGCCGGTGGCGCTGGTCGAGCGTGCCATCCGCAACAGCAGCAAGCAGCGCGACACGGTGCTGGATCCGTTCGGTGGCTCCGGAACTTCGATGATCGCGGCGGAGCGGACTGGGCGGCGCGCCGTGCTGCTCGAGCTCGATCCGGCCTATGCTGATGTGATCGTGCGTCGCTGGCAGGAGGCGACCGGCGGGACTGCGGTGCTCGATGCCGAAGATCGCACCTTCGCGGACATCGCCGCGGCACGCGGCATCGTCGATCATGATGTGATCCAGACCGCCGAATCATAGCAATTCCGCGGCGCTCCATCTTGCTTGGCTCACGCGTGGCACAGCGCGAATGGTCCGTCACGCGCAGGGGATGCCCTGCACCAAGACGGAGACCAGCATGACCAACCGCGACGCCCGCGCCGCCCGCAATCAGCAGACGAGCCTCGAGGCCTTCCTGCAGCAGAAGGCCCGCTTCGACGCGATGGTCGCCGAACTGCAGCAGATGAGCGCGGACCACTTCGTAGCGGATCCCGAGGACGTCCTCTGGGGCAAGGCCGCGAGGCTCGAACACTGGAACAGCCGGCTGGCGAGCGTGACGGATTGCTACTTCAAGCGCGGTGAATTCGCCGAGTAGCACGCGGCACATCCCGCCGCGGCCCCGACCGGCAGCACCGGCGGGGCTCCCGGCAGTAGGGGCCGATGGTCGGCACCCGACACCGGAGACCACCAAGATGACGAAGCTTTCCGACACCCAGCGCGTGATCCTGAGCGCGGCTGCGCAACACGAGATGGGCCTCGCCCGCGCGCCGAAGACCCTGCCGGCCGCCGCCCGCAACGCGGTGTTCCGCAGCTTGATCAAGACCAACCTGCTGACCGAGACCAACGCCCCGCGGGAGCATGTCGGGCTCGGCTGGCGGCAGGATGAGGACGGGATCTGGATCGTGGCGCGCATCACCGACGACGGGCTGCGCGCCATCGGCATTGACCCGAACGAGGGGGATGCCCCGGCCGACACGGCGCCTGCCAGCGCGGAGGAGGCGGCGCCGCGGAGTGAGGACGCCCCGCCGCCCGAAGCCGCCCAGGCCGTGCCCACGCCCGCCCAGCGCGCGAGTCTGCGCGACGCCGCCGCGGCGCTGCTGGCCGCCTGGGACGACGAAGCCAACCGCGAGGCGGACATCATCACGGCCCTCGACGGCCCGATGGCGGCCCTCCGCACCGCCCTCGCCGGCAAGCCGCCCCGCGCCGCCCGCGAGCCGGGCGCGCCGCGCAAGCCGCGCGAGGGCACGAAGCAGGAGGCGGTGCTCGCCCTGCTCCGCCGCGAGGAGGGCGCCACCATCGCGCAGATCTGCGAGGCCACCGGCTGGCAGGGTCACACGGTTCGGGGCTTCTTCGCCGGCCTGAAGAAACGCCAGGGGATCGAAGTGCAGGTGCTGGAGCGGGTCCGGCAGGTCGGCCCGATCAAGGAAGGAGCGCGGGGCAGCTACACCATCTACAAGGTGGATCGCTAATCGCCTGGCGCCGCCCGCTGCCGCTTCGGCAGCGGGCTCGACGGCCGGCGGGCGACGCTAGTACCGGATCGAGATCTCGATGGAGCTCTCCGGGATACCCAAACCGAGAGCGAGCCCGGCTTTCGCTTCAGCGATGGTCAGCGGACCAAAGCCTTCCTTATCCTCGTCCTGAGGCGCTGCAGCAGGAGTGGCCTCCGCAGGCGCGGGATCCGGGATGCGGTACCATTTCAGCGTTTCCGGGTCAGTGATGCCGAATTCTTCGAGCGTAGCGTAGCGCACCGGGTTCCGAAGGCCGGGCCACGCATTCGGATAATCAATTCTCGCATATTCCGAGAACTTGACGAGATAGCGCTCAGGTCTGCCCTCCGGAGACGGCACTACTTCGCTGATCCGTCCAACCATGAACGCATGGTGGTGTTCTTGGTCGGCACCACCCCAATGGCCGTTATGGCGGTTTTGGACACAGACGCAGTAGGCAAGCCGACGGACATTCTCGGGCTTAAGCCGCCAAGCCTGCGTGCCGCCTTCGGCGAGCAGGCGGGCCGGCCCCCTGGCGGTCAGAACGACTAGACACGGGGTGCTCATTCGGATTCTCCGCGGTCGGAACTCGCGTAATGTAATCCCGGTTTTTCGGCAATTGCAAGGCATATTCCAGCAATATACTCACGGAATATCGCGCCACTTGAGACGCGCCGCACCGCCGCGCACGGCGGGAGGTCGCCGCCATGCCCGAGCTGACCCCATCCACGCGCGAGGCCGCCCGCCGAATCGGCATTACCGAGACGGCGCTGCGCAAGGCCGAGCAGACCAGCCGCATCGCGCGCGAACCGGACGGCCAGTGGGATATCGACAAGACCCGCCGCCGCCTGGTGGAAACCGCCGACCCCGCTCGCTCGCCCCTGGCCAGCGGCACCGGCGCCGAGGGCACGCCGTTCGCTCGGCTGAAGGTCGCGCAGCTCGCCCTGAAGGTGGAGGCGCAGCGCCTCTCGCTGGATGAGACCAAGCGCCGTCTGCTCGACGTTGCCGAGGCCAATGCCGCGCTCGACGAGATCGGCAGCACCATGCGGGACGCGCTGGTGAACTGGCCCGCCCGTGTCTCGGGCCTGATCGCCGCCGAGCTCGGCGTCGACCCGCATCTGCTGCAGACGATCCTGCAGAGTCACATCAACGACCTGCTGACGGAGGCGGCCGATCGCTTCGATCCAGCAGGCCTCGGAGGGGACCGGCCTCCGCAGCCGTGAGCATGTGCGCCGGCGCGTGGGTGCGATGCTACGCCCACCGCCGCAGCTCACCGTCTCGGAATGGGCCGAGCGGCATCGCATGCTCGGCAGCCGCGCCTCAGCCGAGCCGGGCCCCTGGCGGACCAGCCGCACGCCGTATCTGAAGGACGTGATGGACGCGCTCTCGGCAGTGCATCCCGCCCGGCGCGTCGTCTTTATGAAGGGCGCGCAGGTCGGCGCCACCGAGAGCGGCAACAACTGGCTCGGCTACATCATGCACCACGTGCCGGCGCCGGCGCTGGCGGTGCAGCCGACTGTGGAGCTGGCCAAGCGCTTCTCGCGCCAGCGCATCGACCCTCTGCTGGAGGAGACGCCGGCGCTGCGGGAGCGGGTGGCGCCGGCGCGGGCCCGCGACAGCGGCAATACCATGCTGTCGAAGGAATTCCCTGGCGGCATCCTGGTGCTGACGGGCGCGAATAGTGCGGTCGGCCTGCGCTCGATGACGGCGCGTTTCCTGTTCCTCGACGAGGTGGACGCCTATCCCGGCGATGTCGCCGGCGAGGGCGACCCCATTGCCTTGGCCGAGGCTCGCGCCCGCACCTTCGGCTGGCGCCGCAAAGCCTTCCTGGTCTCGACGCCGACCATCGCCGGCCGCAGCCGGATCGAGCGGGAATACCTGGCCAGCGACCAGCGGCGCTTCTTCGTGCCGTGCACGGCGTGCGGGGAGATGCAGTGGCTGCGCTTTGAGCGGCTGCTCTGGGACAAGGGTGCGCCGGAGACGGCGCGGTATCACTGCTCGGCCTGCGACCACCCGATGCAGGAGCACGACAAGACGGCAATGCTCGGCGGCGGGGAATGGAGGGCGACGGCAGCGGGTCAGGACCCGCACACCATCGGCTTTCATATCTCGGCGCTGTACTCGCCCGTGGGCTGGCTCTCCTGGGCGCAGATCGCGCGCGATTGGGAAGCGGCGCAGGGCAAGCCCGAGGACATCAAGACCTTCAAGAATACGGTTCTGGGCGAGACCTGGCAGGAGCAGGGCGAGGCGCCGGATTGGGAGCGCCTGGTCGAGCGCCGCGAGGATTTCGCCATGGGCGTGGTGCCGCCCGGCGCGCTGGTGCTGACCGTGGGCATCGACGTGCAGGATGATCGGCTGGAATGCGACGTCTGGGGCTGGGCGGAGGGTTTCTCGTCGTGGCTCGTGGATCACGTGGTGATCCCGGGCAGCCCGCGGGACCGCGAGCCCTGGGACGAGCTGGCGAAGCTGCTCGCGCGGGACTGGCCGCGGCAGAGCGGCGGCGCGATGCGCATCGCCCGGCTCTGCGTCGACACCGGCGGCCGCGACACCGCCGCCGTCTATGGCCACCTCCGCCGCCTGCGGGATCCCCGCATCGCGCCGACCAAGGGCATCGACGGCTGGAACCGGGCGCAGCCGGTGCAGGGGCCGACGCCGGTGGATGCGCTGGTCGACGGTCGGAAGCTCCGGCGCGGCCTCAAGCTGTGGACGGTGTCCGTCTCGACCTGGAAGGCCGACCTGTACCGCCGGCTCTGGCTCGGCCGCGGGGATGCGGAGGAGTTGCCGCCCGGCTGGGTGCATCTGCCGCGGGCAATCGAGGTGGAATGGGTCAAGCAGCTGGTCGCGGAGCAGCTGCGCACCACGAAGGATCGTCACGGCTTCGCGCGGCAAGAATGGGCCAAGCTGCGCGAGCGGAACGAGGCGCTGGATTGCGCCGTGCTCGCCCGCGCCGCCCTGTGGCTGCTCGGTGCCGACCGCTACGGCGAGCGCTTCTGGCAGCAGCTGCGGGACCAGATCGCCGACGCCCCGCTGCGGCCGAGCGAGCTTCCCACCACCGGGAACGTCGCTCCCCCGTCGGCGCCGCCGATCGCGCCCGACACCCATCGCCCGCCTGGCTGGCTCGCCCCGCGTGGCGGCTGGCTGCGCTGACCCTGGAGAACCTGATGACCGCGATCGTGCCCGTGCGCACCAGCATCGCCGCCGGCCAGGCGCTGAGCGGGCCCGTCGCCAGCGTCGGCTACGGCGTCTGCCTGCTGCTGCTGCCCGCCGCCTGGACCGACGCCCCGCTGACCCTGCAGGGCTCGCTCGATGAGGGCGAACCCGTGGCCTGGGCGGATCTCTACGACCATCTCGGCAACGAGGTGGTGCTGACGGCCACTGCCGGCCGCGCGCTCACCCTGCCGCCCACGCTGCTGCTCGGCTGGCGCTGGCTGCGCCTGCGCTCCGGCCTCGCCGCTGCGCCGGTGAACCAGGCGGTGGAGCGGCTGCTCACCCTCGGCATCCGGCCGCTCGCATGACCGCGCTCATCCAGCACTATTTGCCGCCGGCACCGGCGATGCTGCCCTACGTCTCGGGGCGGTTCTACGCCTCGCAGCATGCGCGTGCAGTGGGCGGCGCGGTCGCGATGACGGCGAACCGGCTCTACTGCGTCCCCTACGTGCTGGCGCGGCCGGGCCTGTTCTCGGCCATCGCGGTGAGCGTGACGACCGGCGCCGCGGGCCTCCTGCGTATGGCGCTCGCCGCGGACAACGGGGCCGGCCGACCGGGGGCGGTGATGGAGGAGCCGCTGGCAGACGCAGACACGACTGTGGCCGGCAATGCGCTCTGCCCCTTCGCGCAGCCACGCTGGATCCCGGCCGCAATCTGGTGGCTGCTGCTGTGCTTCTCCGGCGCGCCCTCGGTGCGCGGCACCTCCACCCAGGCCTTCAGCGGCGGCAACACCTTGCTGCTTGGCTCCACGGCAGCGGATGGCGGCGCCGGCGGCGGCACCGGCAGCGAGAACGGCTTCTTCGCGCCGCTGACCTGGCAGGCGGGGGTGCCGATCATGTCGAACCCGCCCTCCGGGCTGTCCTATTTGGGCAATGCGGCGACGCCGCTGCCGACGCTGCGGGCGGCGTGATGGATCCCGCCGTCCTCGCCTGGGCGCTGGCGCAGCCGCAGGGCAGCCGCGCCGCGGTGCTGGCCGCGGCGTATACGGGCGGCACCACGCGCGTAACCTTCGACGGGCGCACCGTGGAATACCGCAGCCTCGATGAGCTCGGCCGGGCGCTCGCGGTGCTGCGCGGGGCGGAAAACAGCGCGGCGCGGCGGCCTTCAATGACGCTGGCGAGCTTCACCCGCGGAGGTGCTGCGTGATCGATCGCATGACCCGCCGCCTCCGCGACGCCTGGTCGGCGCTGCGCGGCTACGCCGCCGCGCAGGACCACCGCGCCTCCGCCTGGGCGCCCTCCGGCGGTAGCGCCAATGCCGAGGTCGGCATGGCCGTGGCCACAGTCGCCCGCCGCGCCCGCGATGCTGTGCGCAACGATCCCTATGCCAGCCGCATCGTCGATCTGTGGACCGGCAATGCGGTTGGCGCCGGCATCACCACCCGCTGGCCCGACGATGCGCATGGCCGCGCCTGGCAGCGCTGGGCGGAGGGTACCGCCTGCGATGCCGAGGGCCGGCTCGATCTCTATGGCCTGCAGGCGCTGGTCATGCGCGCCGTCGTCGAGAGCGGCGAGTGCTTCGTGCGCTTTCTGATGGTGCCGCCCTCCGCCGCCAACCCGATCGGCCTGCGGCTGCAGGTGCTGGAGAGCGACCATCTCGATACCGCGCGCACCGGCATGGTGGAGGGCGCCCCGACCATCCAGGGGATCGCGCTCGGCACGGCCGGTGAGCCAGTTGGCTACTGGCTGCATCGCGTCCATCCGGGCGCGGCCTGGATCCTTCCGGGGTCCACCTGGCAGAGCAGCGAGCGCATTCCCGCGGCGGAGGTGCTGCACGTCTACCGCAAGCGCCGGCCCGGCCAGCTGCGCGACGTGTCCTGGCTGGCGCCGGTGCTGCTCCGCCTGCGCGACCTCGGCGACTACGAGGCCGCGCTGCTCATGAAGGCCAAGATCGAGGCCTGCCTTGCCGCGGTGGTGACTGAGGAGGGTGACGAGGCGCTGACCGGCGCCGCGACCGGCCTACTGCGCGACGCGCAGGGGCGCACCGTCGAGAGCTTCGAGCCCGGCATGATCCTCTACCGCCGCGGCATGGGCAGCGTGGAGGTGGTGAACCCGAGCGGCGGCGGATCGCACGCGGCCTTCGCCCGCCGCGCGCTCGAGGCCGCGGCGGTCGGCGCCGGCCTGACCTACGACCAGGTCTCCGGTGATCTCACCCAGGCGAACTATTCCAGCCTCCGGGCCGGCAAGATCGAGTTCCGCCGCCTCTGCGAACAGGTCCAGTACGGCACGCTGATCCCGATGCTGGTCAGACCGATCGCGGACCGCTTCCACGCCCAGGGTGCTCTGCTGGGGCTTTGGGGGACGGAGATGCCGGAGGGCGTCAGCCACGTCCCGCCGGCGCACGAGATGATCGATCCGCTGAAGGACACGACCGCCCTGATCGCCCAGGTGCGCGCCGGCTTCGTGCCGCAACCCGAGGCGGCGGGGGCCTTCGGCTACGACTTCCGCGCCGCGGTGGAGATGATCCGCGAGGCCAATGCGCTGCTCGACGAGGCCGGCCTCGCGCTCGACACGGACCCACGCCGGGTTGCGAAGTCCGGCGCAGCGCAGGACGCGGCGCAGATGGCTGCCGTCGAGATTGCAGCCACCGGCGCCGCGGCCCCGCCGCGCGAGATCCCAGCACAGGGCTGACCATGACGGACATCATCGAACCGGGCGGGGGCGACCCCGCGCCGGAGCTTGCTGCTGCGCCAATGGCCGGGGACCTTCCCGTGGTCGCGCAGCGCGCCATCACTGCCCCGGCCACCGTCGATCGCGCCGCCCGCACCGTTGAGGTGGTGTGGTCGAGCGGCGCGCGCGCCCGCAACTTCGTCCCCGCCCTCGGCCTGATCACCGAGGAGCTGGAGATGTCGCCCAACGCGGTGCGCATGGATGCGCTGCGCTCCGGCCGCGCCCCGGTGCTCGACACCCATCGCCGCGGTGGTGCCAGGGATGTGCTGGGGCGGGTGGTCGCCGCCCGCCTCGAGCGCGGCCGCGGCTATGCCACGCTGCAGTTCTCGGCCGCCGCCGACGTCGAGCCGATCTGGCAGCGCATCGCCGATGGCACGCTGCGGGCGGTGAGCGTCGGCTATCGCGTCCACCGCTACGAGCCGCGGCCCGATGCCGCCACCGGCGAGACCGTCCACCGCGCGGTGGATTGGGAGCCCTTCGAGATCTCCGTCGTGCCGGTCCCGGTGGACCGCGATGCGGCGGTGCGTGGTGAGGCGCCGCAGGGCGCGCCCGCCATCGCGATCGAGCCCGCCCTGCCTGACGAGGATCCACCCATGCCCGAGACGACGCCGGCCCCGCAGGCCGAGCCGGCCGCCCCGCTGGCGCCGCCGACCCATCCGCCCCAGGAGACGACGCCCGTGACCACCACGCCCAGCCCCGCGCCCAGCGCCCCGGCGCCCGAGCCGATCCGCGCCGCCCCGGACCTCGATGCGGTCCGTGCCGAGGCGCAGCGCGCCGAGCGCGAGCGCATCGCCGGCATCGATGCCGCTGTCGAGGCAGCCCGCGCCCTCCTGCCGGCGGACCGCGTCACGCCAATCCGTGCCGAGGCTATCGCCCAGGGCTGGACCGGCGACCAGGCCCGCCGCGCCCTGTTCGATGCCCTCGTCGCGCACGGCCCGCGTCCCTCCATCCCGGCGCGCCCGGAGACGGGTCCCGGCCACGATGATCCGGCGCAGCTCCTCGACGCCATGGCCGAGGCGCTCGCCGCCCGCGCCATGCCCGGCTACCAGCCCCAGGGGGAGAATGGTCGCTCCGGCCGGCACGCCGAGTTCATGGGCTGGCGCCCCTCCGACATGATCGGCGAGCTGCTGCGGGCCCGCGGCGAGCGGAGCGTGCCCCGCAACCCGACGCTCCTCGCCGAGCGCGCCTTCCACACCAGCTCGGACTTCCCGCTGCTGCTCGCGGCCGCGGCCAACAAGATGCTGCTCGCTGCCTACCAGCCCGCGCAGCCGACCTATCGGCAGCTCTTCCTCCGTCGCGACTTCCGCGACTTCAAGCCGCACCGGCACCTGCGCATCGGCGACTTCCCGACCCTGCTGCCGCTCGCCGAGAACGGCGAGATCCAGGTCGGCACCATGTCCGAGAGCCAGGAGAGCGTCCTGCTGCAGACCTTCGCGCGGCGCATCCGCGTCACGCGGCCGATGCTGGTCAACGACGACCTCGGCGCCTTCACCGACTTCGCCGCCGCCATCGGCCGCCGCGTCGCCGAGTTCGAGAACGCCACCGCCTACCAGCTGGTGAACAGCGCCAATGGCGACGGCCCGACGCTCTCCACCGGCAGCGCGCCCGTGTTTGCCACCGGTGTGGCGCGCGCCAACAAGGCCGGCACCGGCACGGTGCTCGATACCTCGACCATCGGCGCCGGTCGCACTGCCATCATGAAGCAGCGCACGCTGGACGGGCTGCCGATCTCGATGGGCCAGACCATGCGCCTGCTGGTCGGGCCGAACCTCGAGCTTGCCGCGCGGCAGGCGACGGTGGTCGTGCAGGCGAGCGAGATCGGCAAGGCGAACGTCTTTGCCGGCTTCGTGCAGCCGGTGATCGAGCCGCTGATCGCGGCGAACCGCTGGTACCTGTTCTCCGACCCGGTCGCCGCGCCGGTCTATGTCTACGGCTACCTCAACGGTGCCGAGGGGCCGCAGGTCACGACCGGCCCGGTGCAGGGCGCCGATGGCGTCGAGGTCAGCGTGATCTTCGACTTTGGCGTCGGCGCCATCGACTGGCGCGGCGCCTGGTTCAACCCGGGCACCTGAGGACAAGGTTGTCGGGTGGTGTTGCGTACGCCGACGATGGGCGAGGATTGTGGCGATCTCGTCCATCGCTAAGGTGCGAAGAACAACCACGGATTCGGCTGCCATGCGTGTCGCCACTTGGAACATCAGGCATGGCGGCGCAGCCGGTGACGGACATCGCCGCGTTGTCGGCACGCTCCTGGGACTTGATGCCGACGTCCTCGTCGTTACGGAGTTTCGCACCAACGATCGTGGTGCCGCGATGGTCGTGGCTCTGCAGCAGGCCGGCTACCACACCACTTATCCCGCGGCGCCTCCCAATCGAAACTCGGTCCTCATCGCGAGCCGAACGCCTATCGCGACGGCCCAATCGCTGGCGCCCTCGCTTTCCGATCCCTGGCGGCTGTGGATGGCAGACCTTGTTTGGGGGCGCGTGACAGGCGTCTACATGCCGAACCAGGAGCGCAAGCTGCCGTACTGGGACAGCGTTATCAGTGCTGCATCCGGCCCCAACCCACCATGCCTCCTGATCGGCGACTTCAACACCGGGCGCAACGATTTGGATAAGGCGGACAACGCGACCGCCCTCATCGGGGCCGAGTACATGGATCGCATCGGAGAGGTGGGCCTCATTGATCTCTGGCGAACGCGTCATCCCGACCGGCGCGAGTACTCCTGGTTCAGCTCGCCGTGGAACAACGGCTTCCGGCTTGACCATGCCCTTGGGACCAGTCGCATCGCTGCAATGGTCACCGACTGCCGATACGATCACGGACCGCGCCTGGAGCGCATTTCCGACCACTCGGCGCTGATCGTTGAGTTCGCGGTGGCTGGCACAGCGATCAACGCACGCTGAACGACAAACCGGCGCCATGGGGGCGCCGGACATATCAAGACATCGCAGAACCATACACGGGGCGCCCTTTGGGCGCCCTTCGTGTTTCCGGGGAGCTTTCATCACCATGCGCAACTGCATCCGTCCCGACGCGCGCTCCATCCCGATGGTGGTGCCCTATGCCGGCGGGATTCTCTCCGGCCAGGGCATGCTGGTCGGCGCCTTCTTCGGCGTCGCGGCCTCCGACGCCGCGCAGAACGCCTCGGTCGACTGCGAGACCCGCGGCGAGTTCGAGCTCACCAAGGAGCCCGTACTGGCCATCAGTCAGGGCGCACGGGTGTTCTGGGACAATACCAATCGCCGCATCACCACCACCACGACGGGCAATTTCCAGGTCGGCCTCTGCACCGTCGCCGCACTCGCCGCCGACGCCACGGTGCGGGTGATGCTGGCGCGCGTGCCGGCCTCGGGGGCGTGATGGCCGCGCTCCTGCCGCGCGATCGCGCGCGCCTCGAGGGCGTGCACCGCGACCTGGTGCGCGTCGTTGAACGGGCACGCCATGCGGTACCCTTCATCGTCACCGAGGGGCTGCGCTCGCGCGAGCGCCAGGCCCGGCTGGTCGCGATCGGTGCCTCACGCACCATGAACAGCCGGCACATCACCGGCCATGCCGTCGATCTCGCCTACTGGCTCGACGATGGCGACGGTGCGGTCGAGCAGGGCGAGGTCCGCTGGGATTGGCCTCTGTATGAGCAGATCGGCGCGGCCATGAAGGCCGCGGCGAAGGAGCTCGGCGTGCCGATCGTCTGGGGCGGCGACTGGGCGTCCTTCAGGGACGGGCCGCACTTCGAGCTCGACCGCACGGCCTATCCCTGATGGGCGCGGCGATCCTCGCCGTCATGTCCCGCCATGCCCTGCCGATCGCCATGGGGCTTGCGCTGCTGATCTCGGCGGGCAGTGCCTGGCAGTTTCGCGCCCAGCGCGACGCCGCGCGCCTCAACGCGGCGATGGCCAGCCGCGCGGCGGAGGCGAATGCCGCTGCGCTCGCCCAGGCCACGGCCGAGCACGCGCGCCACATCGCGGTGCTGACCGGCGAGGCCGAGCGCGCCCGCGCCCAGGCCGCGCGCCTTGGTGCCAATCTGGAGGCCCTCCGCCGTGACCCGAGCCATGCTGCCGGCGCTGCCTCTGTGCTGCGCGATGCTGTCGAGCGCCTGCGCGCCGGCCGGACCGCCGGAGATCCGGCTGCTGCCGCTCCGCCTCCCTGACGCGCTGCTGGTCTGTGCGGAGGCGCCGGTCCTGCCAGGCACCGACCACCTGACCCAGGGGCAGGCGGCGGAGCTGCTGCTGGCCTACGACGCCGCCCATGCCGATTGCGCCGGCCGGCTCGCGGCGGTGCGGCGGCTGAACCCTACCGACGGGGGCGAGCAGTGAATGCCTTCGCCGATGCGATGGCTGCGCTGGTCGCCGATCCGAACCTGGGCGCCGAGGCGGTCTATCGAACAGGCGGCAGTGGCACGCCGGTTGTCCTTCGGGTGCTGCGGTCTTCTCCGGACCGCGTCGCCGATGCCTTCGGCACCGAGATCCTCTCCGCGACCGACATCCTCTCGGTCGCCATCGCTGTCCTCCCGAACCTCGCCGCCGGCGACAGCTTCGCCCTCGGCCCCGACCTGCTCACCGTCACCCATGCCGAGCGCGACGCCTCCGGCACCGCCTGGCGCGTGCTCTGCCAGCGATAGGAGCCCCATTCCATGCCGCAGAACGCCCTCACCCTGCTGGAGATCCTGCGCGACCTGCTGCTCGGGGCCGCGGCCGGTCTCGCCGGTGGCTTCGTGCGTTGGAACAACCCGGAGCGCCGGCGCTTCGGCTGGTGCCTCGCCTGGGAGGTGCCCTCCGCCGCGTTGGTCGGGAGCGCCGGCTATGCGCTGGGGGGCTTCCTCGAGTTCAACGAGTACGGCCGGTTTCTCTTTGCTTTCGTGTTCGGCTACCTCGGCCAGGCGGCGCTGCATGACCTGGCCGTCGCCATCATCCGCCACCGCACCGGCCTGCCGCCTGGCGGCGGCACGCCATGAGGCTGGCCGCCCGCATCGTCGGTGACCTACGGCAGGTGCTCGCGGCCGAGGTGCGCGCCGGCGAGCGCGCGGCGATGACGGCGATCCGCGCCGAGACCGAGCAGGTTAAGGCGGAGCTGCGCCGGCAGGTCACCAGCAGCTTCGGCGGCAACGCCCGCGGCATCGCCAATGCCTGGCGCTCGCAGGTCTTTCCTCGCAGTGGTCAGTCACTGCGCCCCGCCGGGCTGGTGTTCACCAAGGTGCCGAACGTCGTTGACGCCTTCGAGCGCGGCGCGCTGATCCGCGCCAAGGGCGGGCGGACGTTCCTGGCGATCCCGACCGGGTTCAACGCGGCGCGGGGACGCCGCGGCCGCGGCGAGAAGGGGATGCGCGTCACGCCGGCGCAGATGGTGGCCTCGGGGCAGGGTTTCCTCCGCCCCTTTAAGTCCGGCCGGGGCTTCGTCTGGTGCCTGCCGCTGCGCCAGGGCGCGCAGACGGGCAGGCGTCGGCGGACGCGCCTGATTGCCGGCGGCCTCGCGGAGGTCGGTACCGGCAACCGCAAGGGCCGCGAGGCCTGGGCACGCGGCATGCTCGCCCGCGGGATGGTGCCGATGTTCCTGCTGCTGCCGCAGGTGAAGCTCGCCAAACGGCTGGACGTAAAGGGTGCGGCGGTGCTCGGCCTGCGCCGGCTGCCGGGGCGCTTCGTGGCGGCCTGGGAGCGCGAGAGCGGGAAATCGGCGCCATGAGCATGCGCGAGACCGCGATCGCCGCGCTGCACGACCGGCTGCAGACGGCCCTCGCCACCCGCAATCCCGCCCCGCTGGTCCTGCGTGGCGAGACTATGCCGCAGCGCGTGCCGCCAGGCGGGCTGGTCGTCATCCGCGACGGCGAGACCGTCGAGGAGACGGCAATCCTCTCGCCGCTCGCCTGGGCGATCGAGCACCGCGCCGAGGTCGAGGTCACCGCCGGCGGAGCGACGCCGGCGGCCCGCACCGCGCTGCTCGACGCGCTGCTGGTGGGCATCGCCGCCGCCATCACCACCGACCGCACGCTCGGTGGCGCGGTGGAATGGGCGCAGCCTGGCGCGCCTGATTTCGAGGATGTCGAGTTCGAGGGCGCCGCCGCGGCCCGCGCCGCCTCGGTCCTCGTCACTCTGTTCTTCACCGTCGCCGGCTCGCCGCTGGCCTGACGCTTCTTCCTCCCGCTGATCCCGGAGATCCCCGATGCCCCGTGCCATCGGCGCCAATTGCCGTCTGCTCGTGACCCCCGAGGCGACCTACGGCACCGCGCCCGCGGGCGACTGGCTGCGCATGCCGTTCCTCTCCTGCGACCTCGGGGCCGAGCAGCCGCTGCTCGATGCCGATGTCATCGGCGTCGGCAGCAGCCGCGATCCGGCCGCACCCTTCCTCGACACCGTCACCGTGCAGGGCCAGGCGGTGGTGCCGGTGGACCTGATCAACATCGGCCACTGGCTGCGCCTGCTGCTCGGCCCGCCGACCACCACCGGCACCAGTCCGAACTTCATCCACAGCTTCGGCTCGGGCGCCGCCGCGCTGCCGTCCAACAGCATCGAGGTCGGCTACCCGGACGTGCCGAACTTCGATCTCTGCACCGGGGTGCGCGCCGACACGCTGGAGATCGATTTCTCGCCGACCGGTCCCGCTACCGCGACCTTCGGGCTCATGGGGCAGGGCTCGACGCGCGGCGCGAACAGCAGCGGAGGCACGCCGACCAGCGCCGCCTACACGGCGTTCAACAAGGCGCAGGGGGCGATCAGCCGGAACGGCTCCGCGCTCGCCCAGGTGACAGGAGCGCGGCTGACCTATGCCAACGGCATGGAGATGGTGCGCACCATCCGCGCCGACCGGAAGGTGGAGGGCGTGGATCCTGGCATCGCCCGCGCCACCGGCCAGATCACCGCGCGCTTCGCGGACACGGTGCTGCTCACCCAGGCGCAGAACAACGGTAACCATCCGGCGAGGGCCGCGGTGTGGAGTGGATCAGGCGGCGGCGGTGTGGATGGTCTGAGCGCCCTTCCAGTTCCAAGGCAGCAATTCGCGCAGGCGCGATGCCGGGTGGTCGGCGATGCGGGCCAGCACGTCCGCGAGCCATGCGCGCGGATCGACGTCGTTGAGCTTCGCGGTGACGATGAGCGAGTACATCGCCGCGGCGCGCTCGCCGCCGCGATCGGAGCCGGCGAACAGCCATGACTTCCGCCCCAGGGCGATGCCGCGCAGGGCGCGTTCGGCGGCATTGTTCGTCAGGCAGATGCGGCCATCGTCGAGGAACCGCGTGAACGCATCCCAGCGCTTCAGCATGTAGTCCATGGCCTTGGCCAGTTCCGTGTGCCGCGACAGCTTGCCACGGGTCGCGCGCATCCAGGCCTCGAGGTCGGCCACCAGAGATGCGATGCGCTGCTGCCGGGCAGCCTGCCGCGCCCCGGCCGACAGACCGTTGATGACACGCTCGGCATCAAAGACGGCATCGATCCGGCGCACCGCCTCGGCGGCGAGCGGTGCGCGGGCGACTTCGGCGAGCTTGAACAGCTTGCGCCGCCCATGCGCCCAGCAGGCTGCCTCCGCAATCGGACCTGGATGTCGGCCAGGCGCATAGAGATCATTGAACCCGGCATAGGCGTCCGCCTGCAGGATCCCGCCATAGCCGGCGAGGTGTTGTCGCGGGTGCTCTGCCGTGCGGTCGCGCGAATAGCGGAACATCGCCGCCGGCGGTGCCGGGCCGGCGAATGGCCGGTCGTCGCGCACATAGGTCCATAGCCGCGCCGTGACGGTCTTGCCCCTGGCCAGCAGGGGAACGGTGGTGTCGTCGCCATGCAGGCGATCGGCCGCCAGCACATGCGCCTCGATCAGCGAGACCAGCGGCCGCAGCATCGCCGTGCAGGTGCCGACCCAGTCGGCGAGCGTCGAGACGCTGAGATCGACACCCTCGCGGCCATAGGTCTCGCTCTGCCGGTTCAGCGGCAGGTGCTGGCCGAACTTGGCTTCCAGGACCATCGCCAGCAGGTTCGGCCCGGCGCGGCCGCGGGCAATCGGATGGAACGGCGCCGACGGCTGGGTGATGCTCTCGCAGGATCGGCAGGAGAACCGCTCGCGCACCGTCTGGATCACCTTCCACTGGCGCGGCACCACTTCCAGCGTCTCGGTGATGTCCTCGCCCAGCTTCGAGAGCGTCCCGCCGCAGCACGGACAGGCGGCCGGTGCCGCAATCACCACCCGCTCGCGCGGCAGATGCGCCGGTAGCGGCGCCCGCACAGGCTGGCGGCGTGCCGGCTGGTACGGGCGCTCCCCGGCACCGCCATTGAGGGTCGCTTCCTCCGCCTTGGCAGTATCCTCGCTAGTAGCGGCGACCAGTTCGTCGAGTTCCAGCTCCAACTGGTCGATCAGCTTCCGTCCACGCTCGGAGGAGGCGCCAAACCGGTCATGCCTGAGCTTGGCGATCAGCAGCTTCAGATGCGCCACCATCGCCTCGGCACCGCAGGCACGGGCCTCTGCCTCCTGCCGCGCCACCTGCTCAGCGGCGAGTGCAGCGCGCAGCGTGTCGATATCGGCGGTGGTGTCCGGCGCGGGGATCACGCCAGGGATCGAATCACACTCCGCGCCGGGCAGGTAGCCGGAATGCGCTGCAGCGCCGATCTATCCGGCGACTTCCGGCCGCCAGGTCCGCTGCGGGTTCCGCCAGTCGATGCCCTCGAGCATATAGGCCAGCTGGGAACCCGATATCGCCACCGACCCATCGGCCGGTGATGGCCAGATGAACCGGCCTTTTTCCAGCCGCTTCGCATAAAGCGACATGCCGAGACCGTCATGCCAGACGATCTTGATCAGGTCGCCGCGGCGGCCGCGAAAGACATAGAGATCACCGACATAGGGATCGCGCCCAAGCGCCTGCTGCACCTGCAGCGCCAGCCCGTTCATGCCGCGCCGCATGTCCGTGTGTCCTGCCGCGAGCCATACCCGAACGCCCGAGGGAACCGGGATCATCCGCGCAGCGCCGACAGCACCCGGCGCAGCGCTGTCGCACTGATCCCCTCCGCCACCCGCAACGCCGTGCCATCCGGCAGCACGATCTCGATGCGCTGGGGATCGGGACCCGCCAGATCAGGTGCAGCATCAGGCAGGGCCGGCTCTGCCTCCATCTGCGGTCCGGGCAGCGCCGGCACGACATGGAAGGGGATGAATGCCGCCGGCCGGTCCGTCGCGAGCTTCCCGCGACGCCGCGCATCCCGCCATTGCCACAGCAGACCTCGGCTCACATCGTGCCGGCGCGCGACATCGACGAACCTCACACCAGGCTCCTCGAGTTCCGCAAGGATCCGAAGCTTGTCCTCCAGCCGCCAGCGCCGCCGACGCTCAACGCCGGTGATGATCTCCATCCCGCCACCCTTCCCCCGCTCTTACCGGCGCTCCAAAGAACGCCCGTAGAAGCAGAAGACAGATCTCGCACTTCCTCGGAAGGCGGCCTTCACCGGAGGGTTACGAACAACGCGCCGGCGGAGTTCGCCTTCAGCTATGCGATCGACGCCAATCGCAGCCTGACCTTCACGCTGCACGAGGTCTACCTGGCGCTGGCCAAGACGCCGGTCGAAGGGCCGGGCGGCGTTGAGGTCACCTTCGAGTTCCGGGCTGCCTACAACGCGGCGGCGACGAGGATGATGTCCGCGGTGCTGCGCAACCAGCAGGCGGGGACGGAGTATGCGTGATCTTGATGACGATTCTCATTGTCGAAAAGGAGACGTCCCACGAGCTTGAGGTTCGGCCCACGAGGGCGTTAGTGCTCTACCTCATACTCATCGAGCATACGATTGCGCGCTCGAATCTCTGCCGCCTCACGTCTTAGACGATCACGATCGGCAAACGGCGTCGCGTGATCGTCGGCACGGGCCTCGAGGATCCTGGCGCGCAGCAGTTCCTCCTGGGCGTTAAGGTTTCCGGCCTTCGCCAACTCGTTCTCGGCACCGTCGTAGTCGCGCTGCACGAGCCTGATACGGGCCTCGATTCCAGCGACACCCCCCGCTGCCCCGCGAGCTTTCAGGAATTCAACGTCCTCGCGCGCGACGCGAACGTCACCAGCGGAGGCGGCTGCCACGGCACGTAGCCTCCGAATGAACATCTGACCGCCGGACCCACGCTGGAGCACGTCGGTGAGCATGCGCTGAGCCCCAGCGAAATCCTGGCTTTGGCGCATAATCAGCATCGCCCTGCGACCGTCGGCATACGCTTCCTGGCCCCGCAGGCTGTGCAGGGTACGAATGACCTTGTCCGCCTCGTTAAACTCGCCTTGCGCGATGAGCATGCCGGCTTGCACATCGAGCAGAACTGGGTTCCTGCCTATGTAGTCCGCCTGATCCCGAACTAGCTCGTGCAGCTGCGGCCACATCCCCAGGCGCTGGTAGCAACGGGCGAGGTCGCCCACGACCAGCTTAATGTATTTTCTGACTTCCCGCGCCTTCAGTAGCATGTCTATGGCGCCCTTGAGATCGCCTTTGCCGACACGCAGGTGGAAGGCCCGCAGGTAAAAGCGGGAGCGATAGCTGCGCTCGTCAAAGAAATCGAGCAGACGCTCGGCCTCATCGTTTCCCAGTCGCACGTGAGCGCGTACGACGTACGACAGGATCTCCTCGCGTGCAGTCTCATCCATCCGTGCCTTGAGCGCCGACGACCCCCAAGCGACAACCCTGCGAAGCGCCTCGGGATCGTCATGGCCACGATCGTACGTCTCCTTAACAACCTCCTGCAGCGTGGATGGCAGTAGCAGGTCCCTGAATTCGGTTGGCAGGGTGCCGCCCTCGATCGCAGCCATGAAGGCAAGCGCATCCAATAGCTCCGCGCGCAATTCGTCGTTTTGACGGGCGCGCTCGAGTTCTTCCCTCAGCGCCTTTGAGAACGCAGCCATCAACTCTTTAGAGCCGTAACCGTGGAGCCGCCGGAAAAGCGATCGAATGGGCGCGGAGATGAGATAGCTCGCGCCAGACACCTCAACCAAGCATGCGAGGATGAGCCCAGACACAGCGTCGGCAAAATCCACGGTCGAGATGTTCGTGCGCTGGAGCACGATGCGTTTCAGCGTGTCGCCGGCGAGCTGCGGCACCCAGCTTAAGACGGACAGCACGTCTCGCTCCACCGGTGTGCGGTGAGCGAAGTCAAGGGAATCGCCGAGTACCTCCTCCTGCAGGGAGAATAGGTCCGCGGGGTGGGCATCCAGAACCGCCGGTCCTCGCTGCGCAACCAGTGCCGCGGTCGCCCGGGCGATTCCTGGATGGCCGCCGATGGTGCGGATGATGTCCGTGCTCGGGAGCTCGGGCTTTGCCCCGAAGACTCCCGTCGCCTGAATCATCAAGGTGCGGACGTCCTGCTCCTTTAGAGGCGGAACCGGAATTTGAATGACATTCGGATGTGCGCGCAACTCATTCTCGTGGAGGAGGCGATTCGATACGACGACCAGCTTCACCTGTCGGTTGTCCGCCAGCTCGCCGAAAAGGATGGGCACCCAGGGCTTCAAGAAGCCTCTGTCCTCGAAGATGCCATTGCCAGTGACGATCATGACTGCTTGCCCGAGTTCGGCGAAATGAGCGAGGCGGCGCGCTATCTCCTGTGCCTGTTCGTGCAGCGCCGCGGCGCCGAAAGCACGGAGATCGTCGCCAATCGAATGGAGCGGCAGGTCGGTCTCGACCTCCTGCCTTAGCGCGCGGTATATGTCGGCCAAGTCCGCAAACTGCGGCAGAACAAACTCCGGACCGAAACCCAATTCTGGCGTCGCCGGGAATGCCTCGGTAAGCAGGCGTCGACTGAAGGTGCGGCGACCGATACCGAGTGGGCCCGCGAGCACTAGTACATTCGGCGTCTGCTCCGTACGCAACACGACGTCGTTCACTAAAGCCACGGCAGCGTCGACAAGCGCCCCACGACCAAAGACCTGTGCGCCTGGCAGGTGACTTAAGGGACCCGTGATAAGCGCTTTGCGAATGTATCTCGCAACCTCGCGCGGTCCTTCGCCAACACGGCCAACCCAGTAGTCGCGCATCCAGGCGGGCAGGTCGGCGTGTGTCACAGTGGGATCGATCGGGATCACGATGACGCGGAACTTCGGATCCTTGATCTTGGAAATGCGGGCCCGATCAATCTCAAACCCGACCCATGGCGACTTCAAAGCCTTCTTTGTCGCGAACAGCGCAAACATGGTTGCCTTGCCAACCCGCTGCTCCATCGCGGAGATCAGATCCTCACCATTGCGGAAGCTCCGAGGATAAAAGTAGGCCAATCCGTCGGGGAGGAAGCGTTGGATTTTGGTCACAAAACTCTCGTCACCGCCCTCCAGGGACAGGAAAACGGTAGGTAGCATCGTAGCTCCTTCTTGATTGACCTGATCGAACTAAGTCACAGCCCTGAATACTGAATCATTCGCCGACATCTACATCTCAGTATCACGATCGCTGAGAGCGGCCGCAAGCGCGCCGGTGTTCGCGATGTGCAAGTTGGTTTTCAATCTACCCCGGCCAGCTGCTCCGTCGCGCCTACGCTAGACCGCTTCGCGCCGGCGGTGAGGCCGAGCCATGGCGTGTTCGCCTCCCACCGCTTCGGCCTGAGCGGATCACCCCCACGAAGTTAATGGAGAACGGTATGCTCACCCTCGACCTTCCGGCCGAGCCGTATTGGCTCGACCTGCCGCGCGGCGTCCGCGTCGAGATCCGACCCGTGACCACCGCGGTCATGGCCGCGGCCCAGGCCGCCGCCGCGCGCCGCCTCGCCGCGATCCGCATCGCCGACCCCGACCTCGACCCCGACATGTCGCGCGGCCTGTCCTTCGCCTTCCTGGTCAAGGCACTCGCCCGCCACGCCGTCACCGCCTGGGAGGGCGTCGGTGACGCCGCCGGCAAGCCGCTGGCGCTCTCCCCGGAGGCCGTCGAACGCCTGATGGACCTCGACGACATCGCGGCCGCCTTCTGGGATCGCGCCACCGCCCCTGTCGCCGCGGTGGCCGCCGAGGGAAACGGCTGAGGGCCCGCGCCACCTGGCACTTCGGCCGCGGGCCCGACTACTGCCGCGGCTGCGCCGCCCTGGAGCGCCACTGCGCCGACGCCTGCCCCTACGCCGCGCACGCCCCCGCCAGCGTCGAGGGCCACGCCTGCTGGGCCGCCGGCACCGCCTGCGCCGAGGCGAGCATGGCCGGCCTGACGCTCGACACCGCCGGCGCGCTCGCCGCGGCGCGCGAGATGGGCGCCGCTGGCTGGGCTGCCGCCGAACTGCTGCTCGCCATCCGCATCGGCATGGCCGAGGGCGCCACCGCCCGCCGCGAGGGGGAGACCTCCTGACATGGCCGACGCTACCCGCCGCGTCTCGGTCCGCCTGTCGCTGGACGACGCTGCCCGGGTCAAGGCCGGGCTGCGCGAGGTCGGCGAGACCGGCCAGCGCTCCCTCGACCAGATCAAGGGTGGCGCCGAACGCGCCTCCCGCTCGCTCGACCTGCTGGACGTCGCGACCCGCGGCATCCAACTCGCCGGCGTGGCGGTGGCGGCCCGCGCCCTGGTCCAGGCCGGCGACGCGCTGACCCAGAGCCTCTCGCGCCTGCAGAACGCCACCGGTTCGGTGGAGCGCGCCGGGCAGGTCTACGAGGCGCTGTACCGCAACGCGCTCTCCACCGGCGTCGCGGTCTCCGAGAGCGTCGACGCCTTCCAGCGCTTCTCGATCGCCGCACGGGAGATTGGCGCCACCTCCGCCCAGGTGGTGCGCCTCGTCGGCGGCCTGCAGCGCGTCGCCATCGTCTCTGGCGCCTCCACCCAGGAGATCTCCTCGGCCACGCTGCAGCTCGCCCAGGCGCTGGCCTCGGGCGTGCTCCAGGGCGACGAGCTGCGTTCCATCCTCGAGGCGATGCCGCTGCTGGCCGAGGGTCTGGCCAAGGAACTCGGCGTCTCCATGGGCGAGCTGCGCAAGCTCGGCTCCGAGGGCAAGCTCACCGCCGAGCGGGTCTTCCCGGCGCTGCTGCGCGCCACCGAACGCCTCGGCGCCGAGCTCGATCGCGCCCCGCTCTCGCTCGGCCGCGCCTTCGGCCAGCTCTCCGCCGCGACGGAGAATTTCCTTGGCCAGCTCGACCGCGCCATCGGCCTGTCCAATGCCCTGGCCCGCGCCCTGTCGGCTGCCGCCCGTGCGGTGGATGGCGTCCGCCAGGGCGCCGGCCTGCTCAGCGAGGAGGAACGCTTCGCCGGCATGCGCCGCCAGGCCGAGGCACTGGCCGCGCAGATCGCCCGGTTGGAAAGCCAGCAGGACGGCCGCGCCAGCCTCACCGCCCCGGTCCGCCGCGGCAGCATCCGTCCTGGCCTGGTCGGCACCGCCGAGCAGCAGGCCGGGGTGGATCGTGCGGCCCGGCTGGAGGAGCTGCGCCGGCAATACACGGACCTCCAGGCCGAGATCACCCGCGGCGAGCAAGCCGCCGGCGAGCGCCAGCGCAGCGAGCAGGAGAACGCCGCGACCGCCGCCGCCGACGCCCGCCGCCGGCGTGCCACGCAGGACGTCCAGGACCTCACCCGCGACCTAGACGACCGCTTCCGGATCAACCGCGAGTACGAGGAGCGGGTCCGCCGCCTGCGCGAGGCCGAGGCCGCGGGTGGCGTCACCGCCGCCGAGCGCACCCGCCTCGAGACCCTGGCGCTGCAGGAACGCGACGAGGCGCTGCGCCGGCTGGAGCCGCGCGTCGCCGCCGTCCGTCGCGCCAGCACCGAGGGTGCGCGGGAGGCCCGCGAGGCCGAGCGCGAGCTCAACGAGCTGCTGCGCGAGCGCGAGCGGCTCATCCAGCAGAACGAGACCGCCTATGAGCGCTACCAGCGCCGGATGGCCACCCTGTCCAGCCTGGTGGAGCGGGCGGAACGGGCCGGACGGGCGGTGCCCGACGAGACCATCCAGCGCGAGGCGGTCGCGGCGATGGAGGAGCTGGAACGCGCCGAGGAGCGTGTGCAGCGCGGCGCGGAACGCACCTCGGACACGGTTCGCGAGCTCGGCCTGACCTTCTCCAGCGCCTTCGAGGACGCCATCGTCAAGGGCGAGAAGTTCTCCTCGGTGCTGGAGGGGCTGCTGCAGGACATCACCCGCATCCTCGCCCGCAAGGTCATCACCGAGCCGCTCGGCAACGCCGTCTCGGCCGGCCTGTCCGGCATCTCCTTCGACAGCCTGTTCACCGATGTCGGCTCCTGGCTCGGTGGCCTGTTCCGCGCCGAGGGCGGGCCGGTCGCCGCTGGGCAGCCCTATGTCGTCGGCGAGCGCGGACCCGAATGGTTCGTCCCGCGCCAGGCAGGCACCGTCCTGCCCAACGGCGTCACCCCGGGCGGAGGAGGCCCGACCATCCACACCAGCATCAGCATCGACGCCCGCGGCGCCGATGCCGGCGTCGAGGCGCGGCTGCGCCTGCTCGCCGGGCAGATCGCGCGGCAGGCCTCGGCGATGACGCTGGACGCCATCCGCCGCGGCGGCGCGGCCTACGACACGGTGCGCGGGTAGCGGGGAGGAGGGGCGGCATGACCGAATACGCCTGGCCCGCTGCGCTCCGCCCGTCGCGGCTGAGCTTCTACCTGCAGCACAACACGCTGCGCTTCGTCTCGCCGGTCAGCCGCGCCACCCAGGTGCTGCGCTGCGACGGCGCGCGCTGGATCGCCGAGGCCAGCTTCGATCCGCTCAACCGCCTCCAGGCCGGCGTGCTGGAGGGGTTGCTCGCCGCCCTGGCCGGATCGGCCAACACCGTCCGCATCTGGGACTGGCGGCGCGAGTACCGCACCGGCGATCCGCGCAGTCAGGGCGAGGTGCCGTCGGGGCCGTACTCCTTCTCGGACGCCACCATCTTCACCGATGGGACGGGGATGGTGGTGGGCAGCGGCACGCCATCGCTCGCCGCCGGCGCGGCGCGCGGGGCCCTCTCCCTGCAAACGCAGGGTTGGTGGCCGAATGCGGTGGCAGTCGGCGCGGGGGATCACATCGGCCTCGCCGGCCGGCTCTACATGGCGACCGAGACGGTGGTGGCCTCGGGCACCGGCACGGCCACTATCCCGATCGCCCCGCCGCTGCGCGCCGCGGCCTCGCTCGCCGAGCCGCTGGTGCTGACGACACCGACGGTGGCCATGCGCCTCGCCTCCGATGACGAGGGGGCGAACCCCACCCGGCCGGGGCGTTTCACCGCCATCACCATCCGCCTGGAGGAGGCCCTGCCGTGAGCGACGGCATCACCGCCACGCCGCGCCTGTCGCCCCAGGCCGCCGCGGCGGCGACCGGGCCGGTCGCGACGCCCGTGGTGCTGGTCGAGCTCGACTTTGCCGCCGGCCCCATCCGCGCCTGGACCGGGCTCGGGCCGCTCAGCTGGGCTGGGACGGTCTACGAGGGCATGGGGACCATCGGTGCCGTCTCCGACATCGAGGAGACTGCCGAGCTGCGCGCCGTGCGCATCACCCTGACCCTCTCCCCAGTGCCGCAGGAGGTGGTGGACATCGCGCTCGCCGAGCAGAGCTTCCGCCTGCGCCCGGCCCGGCTGTGGGGCGCGCTGCTCGATGCCGAGGGCGCCTTCGTCGCCGACCCGTTTCCCCTCTGGGCCGGGCTGATGGACACCATGCAGGTGGTGGACGGCGCCGAACCGCGCATCTCGCTGACCTGCGAGAGTCGCCTCGTCGACCTCGAGCGCGCCGAGGTGCGGCGCTACACCGACGCCGACCAGCAGGCCGAGTATCCGGGGGATCGCTTCTTCGAGTTCGTCCCCGCCCTGCAGGAGGCGGAGATCCGGCTGCCGGCCAACTGATGGCACGGTTGCCGGATTGGCCTGCCCGGCTGGCAGCTCTGCTGGCCGCGGTGGAGACGCGTCCCTTCGATGCCCATCGCTGGAACTGCGGGCGCTTCTCGCTGGCGGCAATCCATGCGACGACCGGTGCGCGACTTCGTCCCAGAATTCTGACCTCGTTGGAGGCGACTGCCGACGGCGCCGGCTTCCCGCGCGTCCCGCCGCCCTTCGCGCGGGCCGGTGATGTCGTCCTGGCCGGCGATCCGCCGCGCCTCGGCGTCGTGGTCGATGGCGGGCGCGCCGCCTTTGTCGGCCCCCGCGGCCTAGTCCGCGCCCCGCTCACCGCCTGCACCGCTGCCTGGCGCATCGACTGATATTGGGGAGGACCGCGACCCGTGCCTGCCGCTGTCCCCCTTATCGCCGTCGCCGCCGCCGGTATCGCCTCTGCCGCGGTCGGTGGCGGCATCATCGGTGCCGTGGTCGGCGCCGGTGCCGCCTTCATCGTCTCCGCCATCGGCCAGTCGGTCTTTCCGCAGAAGCAGAAAAAGCAGGCCAGCCTCAGCCCGCAGGCCGCGGCGATCGCCGGCTTCGACGCCGGCCAGCCCGGCGCCGGCCGCACCCAGGCCTTCCGCCAGCCGGTCACCGAACACCAGATCGTCCTCGGCCGCTGCAAGGTCTCGGGGCCAATCGTCTTCCTGCACTCGGCGACCGATGATGAGGGGCGCGCGGACGGCTACTTCTATTCCGTCGTCGTGCTCGCCGCGCACCATGTCCGCGCCATCGGCGAGGTGTTTTTGGGCGACAAGGTCGAGAGCGACGGCTCGCTCGCCGGGCTGGTGCGCGTCGACCGCCATCTCGGCGAGCCCGACCAGGCCGCCGACGCCAACCTGATCGCCGAGACCGGCGGCCAGTGGACCAGCGCACATCGCGGCCGTGGCCGTGCCTATGTCGCCGTCCGGCTCAAGCTCACCGCCGAGGCCTTCCCGGCCGGCCCACCCAACATCGCCGCCATCGTCGAGGGCGCCGACACCATCCTCGATCCACGCACCGGCATGGTGGGCTGGTCGGACAACCCGGCCCTCCTGCTCGCCTGGTACCTCACCGCGCCCTTCGGCTGGCGGGCGTCCTGGGCCGACATCGACATCCCCGCGCTGATGGCTGCGGCCAACATCTGCGACGAGCTGGTCGGCACAAGGGCCGGGGTCTACGAGCGCCGCTACACCGCCAACGGCGTGCTGTCCCTCGCCGAGGGCAAGATCGCCATCACCCGGAAGCTCGCCGCCGCCATGGCCGGCGCGCTGGTGGTCTCCGGTGGGCGGTTCTTCATCCATGCCGGCGCGCCTGCGCTGCCGGCCGCGACGCTCACCTCGGACGACCTCCGCGGCGACGTCACCATCCAGGGGGCGCGGCCGCGGCGGGATCTCTTCAACGGGGTGCGGGCGGTCTATGTCGAGCCCGCGGCCAACTGGCAGCCCACCGATGCACCGCCGCTACTGGCGAGCAACTACGTCGCCCAGGATGGTGGCGAGATGATCTACCGCGACCTCGAATTCCCGCTGACCACCTCCGTCAGCACCGTGCAGCGGCTGATGAAGGTCGAACTCGAGCGCAACCGCCGTCAGCGCACCGTGGCCTTCCCCGCCAACCTCTCGGCGCTGCGCCTGCGGCCCTGGGAGGCGGCGACGGTGGCGCTCGACCGCCTGACACCCTTTCCGGCGCGGGTGACGGCCTGGTCGCTCGCCGCCGAGGCCGGTGTGGATCTCACCCTGGAGGAGGAGGACGCCGCGGTGTGGGACTGGAACCCGGCGGTCGATGAGCGCGCCACCGGATCGAACCCCGCCGTGGTGCTGCCGAATCCCGGCGTCATCGTAGCGCCCGCCAGCATCACGGTGGAGACGCCGCAGACCACCGCCTTTGCCCTGCTGTCTCTATCTTGGGCGGCGGTCGGCTCCTCACACCTTGCCGGCTACCAGGTCGAGTTCCTGCCGGCCTCGGTGGCGGCCTGGCAGGGCTACGGCGGATCCCTGGGTGCCACCGCGGCCGTCCTCCCCACCGCCGAACCCACCGGCTTCCGGGTGCGCGCGGTGGCGCGCAGCGGCGCGGTGTCGGGCTGGCGGCAAGCGCTGGTGCCAGCCGCGGTGGCGGCACCGACGGCGACGGGGATTGCCGGCGGCATCCGCCTCTCCGGCGGCTTCCCGACCGATGCGATGCGGCTGCAGCTGTTCGAGGCGGCGACCAGCAGTCTCGCCGCCGCCGTGAAGCTCGCGGACGAGCCGACCAGCCTCTTCTGGGATCGCACCGGCCTGACCGCCGGCGACACCCGCTGGTACTGGCTGCGCGCCGTCTCGGCCGAGGGCAACGTCTCGGCCTTGGTCGGGCCGGTGACAGCGACTGCGCTGTAGGGAAACCCACCATGCCTGCCCGCATCGATGACCTGCTGGTGCTCGACACCGCGGTCAGCAAGACCGATCTCGCCAAGTACCTGCGCGACCGCGAGACGGTGCTGCCCTCCGACTTCGGCGGCCTCGGCGATGGCGTTGCCGACGACCGCGTCGCCATCCAGGCGGCCTTCGACCGCGCGGCGGCGGACCAGAAGTTCGCGGTCATCCCGCCCGGCACCTGGAACGTCTCCGCCGGGGTGGTCCTCGGCGGTGGTGCCCGCGGCCTGATCATGCACGGCATCATCCGCTACACGGGCTCGGCCGCGGCCACCGTGCTGACCCTCGGCGACGGCGGCACGGTCCGCAATGGCGAGAAGCACTATGCCGGGCTGCAGGTCATCCGGCAGACCCAATCCGACTGGCTCGACGAGGCCGACATCGGCATCCTGGTGCGCAACATCGACGCCTCGGTGGTCGAGCTACGCCTGGTGTCGGGATTCACCATCGGCATGCGGACGCTGGGTGACGGCCGCGGCGTCGAGGACAGCACCTTCCACCTCGGGCGCATCCTCAACAACCGCATCGGCCTCGATATCCACTGCGCCACGGCGACCGCCTGGAACACCTCGGTGCGCTACTATGGCGGGCACTTCGCCATCGCGACGGGGATCAACCCCACCATCGATCGCTTCGGGATCCGGCTGTCCAAGGCGGACGGCGCCTATTCCAACCACAACCGGCACGTCTTCGATGCGCCGAATTTCGAGCTGCGCCAGCTCGATCCCAACGTCGCCATCCCCTTCCTCAACGAGACCAGCGGCTCGGCGATCATCGGCCGGGCGCTGCGCATGGAGGCCTGCTCGCCGATCGTCGCCCGGCACACCGCCGCGGCGCAGGACTGCGAGTACGAGGTCGCTTGGAGCAACACCTACCAGGTCGGCATCGACTACGCCGCCACCGCCACCCGTTGCGGCAATACGGTTCTTAACCGCCACCGGGCGCCGGCATCGCGGCATCTGCGGCTGCTCGGGTCCGTGCCGAATGTCCGGGCCGAGGCCTTCCGGCACAGTGCCACCGAGATCGGCGTCGAGGGGCTGGCGGTGGTCGCCACCTCCACCACCAGCGCCACGACGCTGGCCGGGCTATCCTTCAACGGGCTCGACGACATCACGCCGACCGCCCGTGGGCTGCTGCTCGCCGCGCAGCGGGGGCTCGCCTATGTGGTGGAGTGCAGCCAGGCGAAGGAGTTCGCGCTGGTGCATTCCCTCGTCGGCGGTGCGGATGGCGGGCGGATCTTCGTACGCTGCTTCGATGCGGCGATGAATGTCCGTGAGAACATCGCCGGCGACGCGCTGGCCTCGATCACCACGCTGCTGTGGAACGTGCCATCCAAGGCCTGGACTGGGGGTGCGGCCATGGCCGACGCCTCGCTGAACAAGCGCATGACGGTGCGGCTCGGACCCGGCGTCGCCTTCGCGCAGATCGGCATCGTCGGCTTCGACGGACAGATCGAGGTGGAGGCGCTGCGGCTCTACGGCCTGCCCGAGGCCGCGCCCGCGATGCTCTGCGGCACGCCGGCCTTGCCGATCGGGCAGCGGGAGTTCGCGGCAGAGGTGGCGTGGGATCTGCCGTCACTGGCACCTGGGGCGACCAGCCTGCTCGACGTCACCGTCACCGGCGCGCGGCAGGGGGATCCCGCCCATGCGGCGCTGGCATCGTCGACGCGCTTCATCGAGATGGATGCCGCAGCGTGGTCCAACAACACCGTGCGTGTCATGGCCAGGAACGTCTCGCCCGCAACCTTCGACCTGGGCGCGGCGACGCTGTCCGTTGCCGCACGAAAGCGGAGAGTACCGTGACCGATCAGAGCGCATCGTCGGAGATCATGTGCGGCGTCGCGAGCAGCCCCCACGACCGTGCCGCTTGCGTTGCGACTTGATGGCGGGCGCGACGTCCGCCCAAGACATGCCCCTCTGTCGAACATAGTGCCTGGCGAGCGCCAACACCCTTGCGCGCCCATCGTCACCAAGTGCCTCCATCAGCCGGATGAACTCCTCCCGCTCATCAGGGCCGATCGAGCCGCGAGGAAACCGGGGATCGTCTTCTATGCCAGGCATCGCTGTCGTCTCCTGCGTCAACGCCAATGGAGATGATCCAATGGAACGGGGCATCAGCGCGGTGATGGCCCAAGGCGCGCTCGGCAGAAGGCGTGCCCGGCGCTGTCGCTGTGCCGGGCACGCTTCCACTGTTCGGCCGGTCCCATGGCGGCCGGCCTGGTGGGCACAAGCGGGTTCGCCGCCATTCCCACCACCGCCCTCGATCCGCCCCACCGTGCGGCGTCTCCGGCGGTCCCCGCGCTTTCGGGTCCGGGTCCCCATCTCAGTAGCCGGCCCCACCCGGCCGCACAGGAGCTACGCCACAGCCGTTTGGCCATCCACCAGTTTGCGAAACTCGGTCAGCATCTCCGGCTGGTGCTGCTGGAGCCAACGCTCGACCCGAACATTTGCGACGAGCTTGGTCAGATAGGTCCGCGCGAGCACCATCCGCAGATGGTCCGGGCCGTAGGATTGCTCGGCAACCTTGATCTCCCGGTCGAGCCGAGCCGTCTCGCGCTCCATCAGAACCACCTGCTCACGGGTCAGGGCCTTCGGCGCCTTCGGCTTGCCGTCCTGCACCAGTTGGTCATCCGGCGTCGCGACCAGCAGCGCCTGGACGTAGCCCTTCGAGTAGCGGTTCATGCCCACCATCATCTCAGCGGCTTCCATCTGTCGCAGCGGCATCATGCGCCGCAGGATGGAGAACACGCTAAGCGAAATCGGCTTGTCCTTCAGGATCTCGACGGCCTCCGGACAGATGCCTTGAAGGGCCCGCTTCTTCTGGCGAAGCGTGCTGATGTCGATGTTGAGTGCACGGGCCAAGCGTTCTTCGGGAACGTTCCGGTCGACCGCCTGCAAGATCATGCGGTGCTCCTGCACCGCGGCGAGGCGGCTGATGCGCTTGTTGTAGGTGAACGCCTCGTCGTCAGTCGCGACGAGGCAGAGGACATCGACAGCGCCCCGATCGCGGAGGATCTCGACCCGGAGATGCCCATCCAGCAGTAGGTAGGCGTCCGGCTCCGACGGATGGCGCACCACGATCGGCGGCTCGATCAGGCCCACCTCGGCCACGGAGGCCGCGATCTGCGCATATTTGGCTGATCGCCGAATCTTGCCGGAGACCGGGCGCAGTGGGCGGATCCGCTCCAGAGGGACCTGGATGCTGCTGGCCTCGAACGCACTCTTGATACGCGGCGGCTTGTGCTCGGCGACCATCTCACGCCTCCCCCGGCGCGGGCCCAACGCGTTCGGCCAGCTTCGCCGGCATCGTATAGAGGCCCTCGGCACGCAGCAGATTCACGAAGCCCTCATCGGCTCGAAGGGCCCGCAGCGCCTCCACTACGAACAACAGCATGCCCCGGGTGTTCGTCGCATCGCGCACGATCATGCGCTTCTTATCCACATCCTGCCGATAGGTCCGCAGCAGGGAGTCCACCGAGAGCGGTCGCAGCCGACGACGCTCGTTGGCCTTGACCCGCGGTCCCTGGCTCCTGCGTACCTCGATAAGGCGCTTCGCCGACATCAGGTTGTGGCCGCGCAGCAGCTTCTTCTCATAGGCCTCATGCAGCACGCGCTGGACATTCGCGTCCTCTGCTTCCGCGATCTCAACGGCGACGCTGACCGGCATCTGTCCTGCCTCCACCGCCCTCAGAAGGCGCGTTTCGCCACCCGTGAGGAGCCGAAGAACACCACGGACGTACTCCAGCGATAGCCCGGTCTTGCGGGCGATCTCGGGATCCGAATGGCCGCGCTGCCGCATGCCGTCGATATCGTGCAGCAGGTCGATAGCCTGGTGCTGACGCCGGGCCACATTCTCGACTAGGCTCATCACGAGGCAGTCCTCGCTCTCGGCGTCCACCACCACGGCCGGGATTTCCACCTGGCCGAGTTCCCGGAAGGCCTCCAGGCGTCCCTGCCCACAGATGAGGTCGTACCGGAGGCCCTGCGGACCTTGCCGCATAGCGACGGTGATGGGTCGCTTCAGGCCGACAGCAGCAATGCTGTCGAGCATCTCCCGGAACACCTTGCGGTTCCGCACACGCGGATTGATCACGTCGATTAGCGCGATCGGGACGGATTGCACCTTCGCAGCGGCAGGGACAGGCATCAGGCAGCCTCCATGATGCTGACGCGCCGCGCCAGGTCGGCGAGAGCGTCCAGGGTGTCGAAGCGGAAGGCCTCGAGCAAAAGGTCGTTCGTCTCTCCGATGCGCAGCCGATCCAGCGTCGCATCGCGGCGAGGCAGGAGGTAGTAGTCGCGAATGCTCGCATTGCCGGGTGCCATGCGGACCGCGACCGTGATGTCCGGTGCGAGGCCCGTATCGAGGCGGATATGCCATCGCACCGTCCCCGAAGGCGCCTCCTGGCAGCGCGCGAGAACGATGGACACCGTGAACTCGCCATTCACGGTCAGAAGGTCGGTGGCCGGATCCTGTTCGACGGCTCCTCCGACATCCCGGATCCCCGCCATGGCCTGAGCGACGATCTCCGGATGGAGCCTTCGCAAGGCACGGTTGACCTCGACATACCGATAATCACGGTCGGGCGAGAAGCCGACGAGCTGGTATGCACGTAGGAGGCTCCCGAAACGGGACCGGTAGGCCGAACTGGAAGGGGCTCCGTCCACTTCGTCGATGACAAGGCCCGACAGGTAGCCGCGATTTGCGAGGATGGTCCGCAGGACCTCTAGCATCTCCTCATCCGTGAGGCGTCTCGATCGTTCCCGGATGATGATCTGCGCCGCCTCGAACAGCATCCGGTCGACGAGAGGTTCGAAGGCGCCGTCTCGTCGGATCCACATGTCGGGGCGGTTCCGCACCCGCGCGCCCTGGAGCTTGCACGAGATGCGGTTCCAGACGTTGTCGCCGACATACTTCTCGTTGATGAGAATCTGATGGACGGTACCGCGCGTCCAAGGCCGCCCCAGATCCGTGCTGATGCCCTGGGCGTTCAGCAAGGCGGCGATCTCGTTCTCGCTGCGTCCCTCCTCGACGAAGCTGCGGTAGATCCAGCGGACCGCATCCACCTCCTCGGGAGGTCCCGGCACAAGGATCACCCGGTCCGTCTGCAGGCTCTTGTGCTCACCACGGGCCAGCGACGCCTTGCGGTTCCCGGCACCATCCAGGAGATGGCGGCGCAATCCGAACCCCGCAGGGCCGCCTTGGCGGAAGCCGAGTTCGATCAGCCGGCCCTGTCCGGCAAAGACACGGACCGAGAGCAGGCGGCTGCCCTCACCGGCGAGGGCGCGCTTGACGCCTTTGACGATCGTGGCGACCGGGCTGCCATCATTCTCGAAGCCGTCGACGCAGTACTCGACCTGGATCCCGGCCTTGCGGCACTGGTACTCGTAGAA